AGGGGGGCGGGGCGGGTGCTCCTGCTGTCAGACCCCCTGTAGATCCCGACCCCATTTTTGCCCATAAAAAGGCTTTCATTTTATTCATAGAGAAGTCTCTCTATTAGACACGCCCCACCTTGCCCCATCGGTAAAGTTCTTATCAAGTCTTATCATAATCGTAATAAAACAGGGTGCTTATGGGTACTTCCTTTTCACAGGGAGGGCAAAGCGGCCACATCGGGTCGCCTTTGAACAGTTTGGAACAATTAATACAAGTTATTCGCATTTGGGACCTTTGGGGAAATTGAATGATTCCGGGGACTTAAGTATTATGCTTTCCAGGGTCCAGTAGAAATAGGTTTCAGGTTTGAGAGGCTTCTTCTTGGTTCGCCACATATCGAACGGTTCATTACATTTTACGCATGTTATCAAGAAAGTCCCCCATTATTGCTTCATCCATCTCTGTTTGAATCGCCTTCGCCATACCCAATTCGGATGCGGCTGATCGGCACGTTGGAAAATTCTTCTGAGCTAGGTCCCAAGTAAAGGGAGGTTCACATTGCTGTTCACATATATTGAACAATTCATTTAGGATGCACTATATAATAAAGAGGATTTAAAAACATGGTGCCAAGAAAAAGAGCAGTTAGAAAACAGGCCAAGATTGAAGACGGAGAACAGAGACTGGGAGCTATTGGAAAGACAGATCTGCCGTCAATGGAGGCCAGGTTTCAATACTACCTCGACCTCACCGAGTATGGCAAGGATCGCACGCATCTAAAGGGCACCGACGTGACCACTAGCGAGCTTCTGACGGTCCTAAGCGGGACCATGCAAGCCTCAGATCTTTCCAAGTCGTGGACATCGACAAATCAACCGAATGAATTTTACAAAAACAATTATTTATCGTCATCATTCTCCCCACCAGACAATGGCTGGACAATGGCAGCTAGATTCAAGACGGACACCCCCGCATCATCCTCCGCTGCCACTTGTATTTGCGCTATGAACGGCAGTGGCGGAGCTGGTGGTATCGGAATTTTTATTAACGAAGATGGCTACGTTTTTGCACTTAGCCAAACAGGATCAATAGCGGGCAGTGACGATTTGACAGACGATGCTTGGCATAATGCTGTCTTGACATGCGTATCTGGTTCTGCTATAGATGTTGCAGTTACTTTTTATGTGGATGGGGTTCTAGTTGGGACTAACGCTTCTGGGTTTACCCCAACCTCTGCCCAATGGGATGATGGATTTATCGTTGGCCACGGTTTCGGGCAATGGGGATGGTTTGGAACTACAAATGAAGTTGTTATTTTCGGTGAAACTCTAACTGCCGCGCAGGCATTGATTTATCACTCGGGTAGCGGTAGTGACGTGAGAACCCTGGCCCTGCCCACTCCCGACCATTACTGGCCGATGAATGATCATCCTACCATAATAGATCTCGGGTCAAGACAAAAGAACCTCGTTGCCGGATCTAACACGGCTGACCACATTATTGTCGACTCACCTAGTTAACATATGAAAATTAAATTCATTCTAAAAGCTGACCACATTATTGTCGACTCACCTAGTTAACATATGAAAATTAAATTCATTCTAAAAGAAGAAGGGCCTCCTAATGCCCAATACTTTGAAAAATATAGGGATTTCTTCAATTCCGAGTTTGATTCTGAACCAATAAGGGGAGCAGGCGGATGGGCTGGATCCACTCAATATTTCGATCTTCAAGGGTTCGGGGAAAAGATAGAGAAGCTAGGGTTTGCAAGGCTCGGAGAGGGAGCTTTCAGAGTGGTCTACGCTTTCCCAGATGGCAAATTTGTTCTCAAGCTTGCCAAACAAGTGGGTTCTCTCAAGATGAACAAGTTGGAAGTCAGCCCGAAGATACAAACAAAGTATTATTCCATCCTTCCCAAAATGTACATCTATGCAAATGATTATCGTTGGATTGTCAACGAAAGAGTAGAGAAGGCGACTGCCGCAGACTTGGAACAAATCTTTCCATTTTTAGGGGCAGGGGAGTCGACCCCATGGAGATTGGACAACAAAAAAGACGGTGATGCGGAAGAGTCTTTCGTAGGCTTTTTAGAACTTGTCCGAAAGAACGCGAGAGATAACAATATAAACATTGCTATCATCAAATCTATGGATCGCATGAAGCGATATACCGCCAATTGGTTGTCGGATCCAGACGAAGACTATTACAAGATTTCTCCAACGACGAACAAGATCATCGAGTTCATGTTAGAATACAAAGTTGTACCGAGTGACCTTTGGCTGAAGAATCTTGGCAAGACGAGCGATGGCAGATTTGTAATTTTGGACTATTCGATCTTTACTTAAAAATTGCGTGAGAAGGTTTGGCGGTAACTTGGCGTCTGAAATTCCACCCATTGATTCTTTCGACAATTGCTTGATAGTGTTCTTTTGTCAACTCTTCGGTATAGTATTCACCAGACCAGAGCATCTTGACAACTTCTTCCGGGTAGTAAATGCTTGATATGTCGGAATCGATCCAGCTAAACCATATGTGCTTTTGTCCGAAAATGGATATTTCATAATCTGGTATTATCACTTTTGACCAAGAAGGCACTCCAACCCCACGACCCTGTTCTACCTCTTCGGATCTTATTTCTACTCGGGTAGGATCCACGACGAATCCATCCACTGCACGGTTGACGTATATACGATCAGCGTTGTTTGCGAAAGGACTGTAATACTTCATCAAGAAGTTTCTTATCTCATCGTCGGGAATCTGCTCATCATCGATATCCATGTATTGAGTCGTCCCCAAATGAAACTGTAGGTTCTTTTTGGGATCGGCTTTGTTATGAAAGATGAAGAGTGGATCTTCTTTCTTTAAATCCCACTTAAAAAGGTGGTTTACAGATCCGTTTTTCACACTTAGAGCAAATCACTTATCAATCCTCATAAATTTCCATCTTCAGCAACTCCCTATATTCATCTGCTGTTATAATAGGAGATTGTTTAGCCTCTTCACACTGTTTTGAACACCAGGGTTCAAAGTCTTTCTTAAAGAAAAGCTCAGAGCAAAGTCTACAATAAGCATGGCCGCAATAATCTATGCACATTTATCAATCCTCTCTTGTACCTTTGTGAAGGTACATAGACATGTTTCCAACTTATAGTGTTTTAATGGTGCTTCCCAATCTATTATGTCAAAAAGGGCTTTTAATCCATTGTTCATCTTATCTTTCCTTCAAATGTGAATCCCATTTTTATCCATCCCAGAGCGGGAAACAATCTTAGTCAATGTTTATGCGGACTTGCCATTTGGGGCAAATGTGAGCAAGCTATTCCAGAGGGTTAAGAATGAAGGTGATTAGATCATTTTCGATCTTTCTTGCCCTATTTCTTGCCCAAAATCGCTCTGGTCCGGTTTTAGTCTTGGTTAATCCGATTCCATCATAGCCTAACATTGCTGATGGACACTTCCAATGCCACTTAATGTAATAAGTGCCCTGATACGGGCAGAGTTTTACTGTAGCACCAGAGGCTCTTGCTCTTTCCAAGAAAGGCTCCAATTCGTTTAATATACCAATTGGTTCGCCACCTTCATAATCAATTTCGCCAGTTATTACCCAAACTTCTTTCACTTAATCCTACTTGCGCTACATTGCTTGCAGGTATAACATAAGCCATCTGGAGATCGTTTTCTCCTGCTAAAGTCCATTGTCGATTTTGCCGTGTCACATCCGGTGCAACGTTTTGTTTCACCAATGATATACTCTGCTGGCTTTTTAAACTTCTCTTTTTCTTTTCGCTTAAGCCTGGACCTGGCCTGGGAAGCCTTTACCTTGTCTGGGTTGTTCTCTCTATATTTTTTTCTTTTTGCTAAAATGTTCTTTTTATTAAGTTCGTAATGAACCCTCTTCTGTTTGAGGCGTTCCTTGCTATTCTTTCTTGGATTGTTCTTTATCCATTCTTTATGCTTTGCCTTAATCCTTTCCTTATTGGCTTTTTGATATAGCGCAACACATTCTTTGCACTTATAACACAGTCCATCATTAGTTCTTTTATTCTTGGAAAACTTTACTAATGGCTTTTCCAGATTACATCTAGTACATTCTTTCATCTCATCAATCCTCTTCAAAAATTGACACCTAATCATTTGGCAAAAGTGACATATTGGGAAGAATATCTTATCCCCTTTGAATGGAGGAACGCAATCCGCATGTTCACATCTGGTACATCTTATCAAGACAGGTTTCCATTTTTTGAGTTCGTGGACACGGGCGCATTCATGCTGAAGGCATTCTATGCATAACGGGTAATTCGTTTCAAGGATGCCCCGAAATGGAGATGATATTTTTTTCGCCACACTCAACACAATTTATCAAAGCTTAACCCGGTTTGTTATCCATTACCAATCTTTTAGGTCGAAAATTTCGAAAGCTTCTGACAGGATTACCCCATGGTAGGGTATAGTCACCAGTGGCTGCTTTGTCTAAATAAATCTTTTCAGGACTTAAAAGGGAGGTGTCGATCTTTAGTATAATGATGTCTACCTTATCTCTGAATTTATCCCACCTGATACTTGAGAACTTCGCGTACTCATGTGCAACAACTGGATACTCGGACAAATATACAGGCGCCAGCGTATCCTTGTTGGTGTGCGCCCATGACTTGTTACTGTTGACATACCCCAGCCCGTTCTTTTCAATGGATGCCATGAAGGGGGCAAAGGTGGCGTGGAAGAGGAACGAGGGATGACCTTTAGACTCTTTCAGGTTAAATCTTACTTTTATTTGTCGTTTCTCCCATTAGTAGAAAGCGATTGCTCTCTCGATATCGTCTCGGAAAGAAGCATCAATAATGACAATCTTTCCATTACTGGTCCCAAGATTATCTCTTCTGAGTTCTCCAGGCTTGATATCATATTCCATGATATAGTCTAGAATCAGGTGCCCTTTGGGGGTCAGGTCGTAGCCTCTGTAGTGCTCGGCCTCTGAAACGGCGGTTTTCACATCCTTCCCTTCATCGATCATCTTGTAGCGTATATCTGTGAAAATTTCGACAAGGACTATCCCTATTGGATCAATATATCTGCTTCTTTCAAATTTTGGGTTTATGATTTGTTCGAGGTCGCCTCTTTTTACTTGTGACGCCTTCTCTACAACGATCCATTCATAGTCCCTTGCGCTCATGTACATCTTCGGGAGAATGGCGCTGTATTTGGTTTGTACATAAGGGTCCACTTCTCTCTTGTTCATATTGCTATGGTTCTTCTCTTTTAGGAAGGCTACCTTCAATACATAATTGGAATCATCTGGGAAGGCATACGCCATCCTGAAACCTCCTGCCCCTAAATATTTAAAACCTGCACTTATAAGAGCACGTTCTGCATCTTCCCCACTATGTTCGGAGAAGATGTGGTTGAGTATCCTTTTATACTTTGAGAAAAATCCAAGGGTTTCCTCTTTTAAGTTAAATCTTACTTTCATGTATTATATAGTTACTCTTGGAAACTATCTTGTCCTCAATGCAATCTCCACAAAGGAGAAACTCTTGATCTTCTTCTAGATCAAAGACTTCAAAGCACATGCCATATTGGGAAGAATATCTTATCCCCTTTGAATGGAGGAACGCAATCCGCATGTTCACATTTGGTACATCTTATCAAGACAGTTCACTCATTTTATCAACACGCCTTGGTCGATCCGCTTGGTAGCCTCTAATTGTTCCTTGATGAAACAAGCTGGGCAAGTACCTACGCCCTGGATTTGTGGATTATCAGGGTTTATAAATGAGTTGTTCTTACAACGAGATAGTCCTCCTTCTGCCCTATCTAACAAGAGGTAGCAAGGTAGGGCTTCTATTAAATTAAACATCCTAAGAACATCTTTCAGTGATATTGATACGATAATTTCGTCATCATCCATCGTTTCGTTCCTCCCAGCGCCGGCTGGACGCAGCAAGTACGTCCACGACCTTACCACGGATGGGCGTGTGGGTCCAGTGCGGATCCCAAATTTATCAATCCGGGGGCGAGTCATAAACAATCTTGTGTCTTTTTGGAAATCTACAAGATGAACTCTCTGGATCTCTACCACAGTAGTCGCACAAACCCTTTTCTCTCTTTTCTTTTCTTTTCACCAGTTCATTAATAAGAATTCGCTCTGTATATTCATCTAGTCCCATTGAATAGCTCATATTCATCCCGTTTTGGTTTTATAAAGAAAACTTTGTTCTGTCACTGCCATGCCACAATTCGATATGGCTTACATTAAAGGAAATCCCCTTGGGAACTGACCCAATATATACCGGAGGTTCCTTCGTCTCATCCCATTTCCCAGTCTTGGGATAATAGGCTAAAGTCACATGAGGGGCGTAGGTCTTATCCATATAAGAATCCTGCACTTCTACTTGTCTTTCAATTAAGTTATTGTGAAGTTCCGCTCTCAAAGCTGAAACCCTCTGGGAGAAGGTTACCTTACAATGGGCAACCAAAGTTTCCTTTTCGGAGTCATCTCGATTATCAAAATATTCGACCTCTCCAATTGTGACAGTTAATGGGCCGCTGAAGAAGTCTTTTTCACGGTGGACTCTACTACTGGTCCAATGTCGTCAGAGAACTTGTCTCCGACATATAAAACGGTGATGTGTGGGGGACTGTCGTCCTCTTCACCTAGTGAGGGAAATTGGGCATGGTATTCTTCGGGCACTCTAATAAAGATACAGATCCTTCTGACTTCTTTCGTTTAGTCTAAATCTAACTTTCATACTTTCACGTTTAATCTTCTTACCGTGAAGATACTCTTCAATCCGGTCGTTTATTAAAGCAATAAAACGTTTAAACTCTGGCAGTGTTTTTTCAGGTTCTTCAAGATAATCCAAAATCCACTTGGGCGTGAAAACTACCGCAATTTCTCCATTTCGTTCCCCTGAAGCAAATGCGAAAACATATTCTTCTCCCTTGATCATCTCGATAAAGTTAAATACGCGCTCTGCCTTTAACTTCTTCTTAGTCATCCAATTGAGATCATATCTAATGACCTCCCTGAAGGCTGTTTCATCGTGAACCCACTCTAAAAACGTTTCGTGTGCATGTTGGTAAAACACTTTTCTATATTTTTTAATCAAATCCAATGAAAGATTTTTGGGAAGCTCGTTGTTTTCTGGATCTTTAAACTGGTCCGACCCAAAATGAAATTCTAATTTATTCTCCTTGCTATCTTTTGGAATGAGAATGAAGAGAGGGTCATCTTTCTTGTGGTAATAGTCGTAATAGTTTTTACCACCCGTACTAGCCGTACACCAGTCCGTCTTGTACCCCAAATAACATGCGGCGGCCTGATTGTCAGGAATGTATATGGTATACTCGGAATCGTCAGATACGACACGATACTCTGACTTCTTTTTCAGGTTGGGCAAGGTGTTTAATTCTTCCATCCATTTTCTATACTTAAGAGTTGACGCATCGGTCAGTGCATTAAGCTCATTGTCTCCTTCGATTCTCATCAGATCCCTCTTTTCAGGAGGCTCTATGAATCTCTGGGTTTGAAAGAACTCTTCGAACACACCCACATCGCCCATAAGAAATAAGTCCAGCGGCCCCCTGTTGATCCTGCTGCGATAGCTTTCTTCTCTAGACGTGTCGGAGTCTCTAATAAAAGTGGTTATTGTCCATTGGAGGGCAAGAGCAATTTGGGCCGGTTCCAAATCGAGACTGGCAATTCCCAGTTTGAGTCTTTTGAATGTCAACTCTCCAGCTTTGTCTACCTCGCCCATATGCTGAAGGTCTCTGAAGGTGATAATCCCACCGGAATCTTTTGGAAGCTTTTCGAATTCTCTATTGAGCCTCTTCTTAAACTTCTTAGATGTAACCCTTTGCCAAACATCTTCTATTTTGATTTCTTTTAATATAAATTTGAACTTCATATCTTAAATATCAACCAAAAGAAGAATTTTAAGTAAATCTCAGTTTATCAATGAGAAACTTTTTGATTTTCCCTTGCGGCATGTCCCACGCCCGAGACATAAGAGATTCAATTTGAAGAGACATCGGGTAAATCATACCGTCAATTCTCAAGAAGATATCCCAGACTCCGTTTCCCCAAAGCTTACCAAGAAGTTCAACTTCGGCCACTCTAAGGTCTGCCATGTGGCTTTCGAATTCACTCACAACGATTTCCTAATTCCTTTCAGAAGATAGTCAACTTCAAACTTAGATACTTTCAATAGATATTCTAGATCGCTGGCCACTATTTCTCCAACCTTGCCAGACAAGAATCCCATATGGATTCCCAGTTGCCAATCTTGTCTCGGCTCTGGCAGCAGTTCCAAGAACAACTGTAGCCCCGCGCCCGTACCTATGCAAGAGGGACGATCCGTTTTTGAGACCCATTCCAATTTTGGCCAGTGTTGTTGGCATTTTTCAAGTAGCATCATTTTGCTCATAGTATTGAACCAGTATACCCAATTTGTAAACTTTATCTACAATTGATATTACTTCATCTCTTGTAAATACCATGGTTTCTCTCGGTAGTCCGAGCGAGGTTATAATATCAACATAAATATCGTAGGAGTCCGTTCTGGACGTTGGGGTTATTTCCGACATTAAATAACATCCTCAATATGCCCCTTCATGTACTTCTTTGCACTCATTCTTTTCCCGTTTCGGTGATTGATAACACTATCGCGCTGGATAGCGATGGTTCTGACTTTGTCTCCCCTCATGCCAGATCCAATTTGCCCTTTTCTCTTGTTGTTCCTTTTGGAGATATCCTTCTCTTGTTGTAGCTCATCTAACTTCGAAGACAACAAAAGGAGAGCGAGTTCTTTATTTCGATGTTGGCTCCTTTCTGACTCAATTCTTACCTTTGTATTGGTAGGAAGGTGAGTCAGTTGAACCGCCGAATCAGTGGTGTTGCGGTGTTGCCCGCCAGGCCCCGATCCCTTGCACGTCTTGACCTCTACATCACTCATGGGGATTTGGGTAGCCTTTTCTTCGTAGACGGGCAGCACGGCGACTGTGATGGTGCTTGTGTGGATTCTGCCCTTGATCTCGGTCGGTGGGCAACGCTGGAACCTGTGTCCACCAGCTTCGCCCTTAAATAACTTCTGCACCTTCTTCCCAGATATCATCAACACTATTAAAGAAGGAAGATGAGTTAATACCTCGATGTTAAAGGCAGTTCCTTAGTGCGAACTTTGTATAAATGTGCGCCTGATCCATGATTAATAGTTTGGCATCCTTGCCGCCCTCTGCTGCTCTTATCTCTAGTATTACCTTTTCCATTATAAACCTTTCCTTTCTGCTATTAGCTTATTTAGTTCTTCAATTCTTTTAACAACGAATTTCCTCATAACGTGAGAAGGAGTTGCACCATTTCTCCAACGTGTCACTGACGGAGTTGATACATCAACCCAACCTGACAATTCGTCATCTGCCAATTCACATTCTGTAATCAACTTGTGGAATTCTTCTTTCATCTTGAGCCTCTAAGATTTTACCGTTTCAAGAACAGTGTCGCATCTCGTACATGCATATAGTACAAACAGTTGTTTCACTCTGGTGGTCATACCCCTCTGGAAGATACGATTCTATCGTGTTTAAAATTCAGCTTCATGTCTACAAAGGATTTTTAATTCTAAATCATGAATTGATTTCTTTTCTTGTAGAATTTCAATCTCGCAATCAATCTCCGTAAGGATTGCCAATAGTTGTTCTAATTTTTTTTCATATTAACCTAACAATTGTGGGACATTAAACTGGTAATGATTATCAGGCCGATAAAAAAATCATTTGTACTAACTGAATCTGTCAAACTACTCAAATCGCTCTCAAGTTTCTCAACTCTCTCTTCGATCTTCTTCATCAATCATCTCCCAAACGATAGGGTCTCTTAATGTAATATAGTCTTCACCAAGCATTGCCGCATTGATGCTAGTCTTGGCTCCGAAGTTCCGCATCACCACTCCACCCGACGAATGAATATGCCCAAATATGTGAAGGTCGGGGCGTAGGTGTAATAGGCGCTTATAGAGCATCTCGCACCCAACCGACATGCCATCCCGTATCTTGTCTAGAGTGCCATGAGCAGGGCCATGAGTAATGAGCACGTCTGTGTCGTCAGGGATCTTGTTCCAACGATAGCGCAAGCCTACACCGTTTCGTCTTTTCATAAAAGCCCAATTGCCAAACTCAGGCGTCCAGGGAGAACCCCAGAATTTCACGCCGTCGATTACGCAAGCACTATCTTGCAGAAAGGTTATCCCCGCTTCTGCGAAAAGAATCCGAGCCCTTGGTCCGCTTTTCCCTTCCATCATTAAATCATGATTTCCAGCTATGCAAATCTTGTGCTCATATTCCTGCTTCTCCATCCACTTAATAAAATATTCTATATCTTTGAACAATCCAGAAGTTGAAAAGTCTCCAGAGTGAATAAGAACATCCCCTTCGGGCATGTTCAAGTGTCCGTGTGCTCCATGCGTGTCGCTGATGCATACCAGTTTCATAATGTCACCTTATCCTATCGCACCAAACGGTGTCAAGCGGGGACTGGATCCCCGAGCGTTCCGTCAAGGCCGCTTTCTAACGCTCCTGTCGCCCTTTGATACGCCTTTGATATTTCCATAATGGATTTTATGAAAATGTTTGAAATATCAGACCAATTATCATCAATCAACTTAAAGAACTCAAATACAATGTCGTAATCGGTCTCTATATTGTGGGGTACTCTTATCCCAAGAGAGATCAAATCTGCGCCAATTCTTTTACCATTGCCATTTATCCCTGGTGTGATATTCACATTATAAACTTTGAAAGGTTGTTTCTTATATCTAGATTCTTCAAGAGGCAATTTTAATTGTGCAGACACTTCGTTGAAGTATTCTTCAATTCTATCTCCCACTAACAAATATATCTGCGTGATCCCGCGACTGCCAAATCCTGCAATTAATCTCGGAGGAAGGTAAAAATCAATCTCAGCGTTAATATCTAGGTACTCGGGGTTCTCTTCGTCTTCCGGGTCCAAATCAAGAACAAAGTTTTTGAATTCGTGATTCTGCATATCTTCTAAGTCCACATTGCTGCCATGCAAGAATCCTTTCTGAAGCAGCCTTCGTTTGACTTTTAAGAGATTGCGCTCCCAAGCCTCGTCTATTTCTTGTATATCAGATAAGAAGCTTTCCGTTTGGCCAAGATCAATCGCATGGTCAGTATCGGACCCTCTCCATTGCCAAAATATTTTCTTGTCATACTCATCAAGTTCAGATTCTACATAATCCATATTATACAAGTCGCCCACTAGAGGATTAAAACAGTCTTTAACCAAATCAATTTTTGGATTATTCCAATCTATATAACCACTTTCTTTTGTAAAATCGGATATAGGGAAGGTTGGAAATAACATCAGTATATCTTGGTATATAAGGACGTGGATTTGCGGTGACCCTTCTTCTTCCCATTCGTAAGCTACCTCTATATGATTTAGTCTACGATTCATTTCGTTAACTGCTTCTTCTATTTCAGTGAAGTTTTTGGTATTCGGATTTTCTTCTATTATGAGCCCTGCATCTTCTTTGACTTCTTCAAGTTGATCGGTTGCCAACTCATGTATGTAGGATTCCGAACTATCGCGGATATTCTTTATATCCTTGTCGAACTCCTTGTCGAACTCCTTAGTCAGAAACTGGCTAATTTTCAGAATCTCGTCATCATCGAATACCTCAAGACTAATCCCCTGATCTACTTTCTTCCTTAATGCTGCGGCCAATATATTATAAACAAAGTGCTCAAGAACGGTAGCCTCATCGATTGAATCATTTTTGGTATCAAAGAATTCCTCCAACTCTGCTGTTCTTCCGTCATATACAAACGCAATCTTTCCGCCATCGCTCTTATTATCGTACCTATAGCTGTGTTTAAGGCGAACTATGACAAAAGACTTGCCCTGATTGGTATATCGGTCAAAATAGGGGCTATCGACGCCAGAAATGCACCATGTGGTATCTATTCCGTAATAACACGAAGCGTGTCGAGTTTGCGGGTAGACAGCCAACAGGAAGTCGTTGTCTTCAACCATGATGGATTCTTGATGGGCCTGTTTCGAATCTCGTCTTCTTTGTTCGGTTCTGGATTTCTCTCTTTCCATTCGATAGACTAGGTCACTGGCTTCTTGGTAAGAATACTTAAAAAGATCTCTACGTTCTGATGGGATTCTTTGTTTAAACCCCTCAAATTTTACGGCCGTATCGCCAATCATTATAAGAAATGCGCTAGACGGGACCGCACTGCCAAGTCCTATCAAATATTTATCATATTCTCGGACCATCCAAGGGATAAGCTTTTTATTTGGGGTTGTATCCATCTCTAAAAACTTATCAAAATCCCCGCTCTTGACCATTCCTGGGTACTTCTTTCTCAAGTCATCCAATCTGCCCTCTAGCAGAACAGCTTCGCTCAAAACAAACTTAAATTTCGCCATTTTTATCTCCCAAGCACACTTTCTAGATAAATAGAGACGATGCTTGATAAAACAACACTCTTGTATCAATATTAATTATGATACTATTTAAATTGAGGCTTCTTTAAACACTTGAAGACTAAAACTAGATTAAAACTGTATCTTGGTCGCAAGGAATGGACCGACGAGCATGGAAGACCGCACAGGGTGGGTCGACCGGCTGTCGTTTATGACTCGGGGCTCAAGATTTGGAAGATTCACGGTGCTTATCATTGCGAAAATGGCTTTGCACTGGAGCATCCCAATGGGCGAGGGCAATACTACCTCTTTGGAGAGGAATATGATTCCCTGGAGGAAGTTCAACAGGAACTTTCCACCATGTCAGAGTCCACTTACAACAAAAAGTGTAGAAACCTAACAAAAGTCATCCCGATTGAAATGAGAAGGCTTCCAAAGAAGAGAAATCAGAAATACAAGCGAAAAGACTTCCAACCAATCAAAATCGAGACGGTTTCAAACTATGAAAATTGCAAACCAGAGGTCATTAAGCGATAATCCTACTTAATTGAGAACTCTATTGCCAATTGATGCAGATATGACTGTATCTCTCTAAATTCCAAGTCAAATTCCAAGAAACTACGCAATTTGGTTTGTGGATGTTCCATTTTCCAGACGAAGTACGCCTTTGGCATGTTCTGGCCATTGATTTTCTGTGATTTGAACTTCAAACGAACATCTCGGAGGATCTCGATTGACTTGAACTGCCTTTTTACGAGATTCCCAGCCAACTTGACGAACTTATCAGATGGCGGGGCCATATTGGGAAAAAAGATGTCATCAGATACAACAATGTAGTCAGTTCCGTGCTTGTTCAAAAACAAATTGACGAAATTAGAAAATCGTTTCTCAAATTCTTCGTTAAAAAGTCTCTGCTGGACCTTCTCTTCCAGTATTTGGTAGTATTTGGTGCTTTTAACGTCATCTGACGACAAAACTCGCTCATATCCTTCTATTTCTTCCCTATATTGGCGCACAATCTTGTATCCAAGGCCCTCAATCACCTTATCCGGGTCTTCTAGGAAGTTCTCTGTAAGTGGCTCTAGGTATGATCCTTCGGGGTCTGAAAGGAATACTTCGGACGCAAATTGCAAATTCTTGTTGTCATAGTCCTTGGTAGTGACACATTTGACGATTAAGAAGCTAATATTGGTCCCTGGATAGTTTTCATTGAGTCTATAAAGGATTTTCAAGACTTTTTGAGTCTGATCATCGCTGGTATAGTTCTCCAGTTCTTTATAAACGTAAGCAGTACGCTCTTGATACTGTTCCCTCAGTCTATCTACCGTTTTCTCAATCAGAGACTTGATCTTGTTTTTGTCCATGTATTATATAGGGTTGTTAGTACAATAGTGCATAGTCATGCTTTACCATTTCCCTGGCTAACTCTTCCACCGTCGTGGAAGGTTCCCAATTAAGTTCCAGTTTGGCTTTGGTCGAATCTCCACGAAGAAAACCAACTTCAGTCGGCCTATAGAACTTAGGATTGACTTGAACGTGAACTTCTCCTGTTTGATCGCTAATGCCAATTTCATTTATGCCATCGCCGACCCATCTCAACTTTATCCCTATGGCATTAAAACATTGATAAGTGAATTCCCGAACCGTTGTTGCCACGCCTGTTGATATAACATAATCCTTGGGAACTTTCTGCTGTAGCATTGCCCACATTGCCTCAACATAGTCCCTGGCATGTCCCCAATCTCTAGTGGAATCCATATTCCCTAATTCAATAAGAGACTCATATCCGTGTGCGATATTTGCAGCACCTATCGAAATCTTCCTTGTTACAAACTGATGCCCTCTTCTTGGGGACTCATGATTAAAAAGAAATCCTGAACAACAAAAGAATCCACGTTCCCTATAGTTCTTCGTTAAGTGATGAGCAAAAAGCTTGGAAACCCCATAAGGACTGCGAGGGCTAAGCGGAGTGTTTTCAGATTGAAATCTATCAACCCCGTTGCCGAATAGCTCACTCGTAGAGGCTTGGTAGAAGCGTGCCTCTGGCGCGTAGCGCTCCATTGCGACCAGTGCCCTCGCTGTGCCCATTGCGTTGATATCAGAGGTATACAGAGGCTGTCTGAACGACTCTGCCACATGGCTCTGGGCAGCCAGGTTGTATATTTCGTCAGGGACTATCTCTTTAATAATCTCCTTAATACGATCACCATCTGACATGTTACCAGAATGCAGATGAAATCTATCAACCCCGTTGCCAAATTTTAAGATTTGGTCAAGATTTGAAAGTTCTGGAGTACTCTTATACCTCATCATCCCGTGTACTTCATATCCCTTCTCTAGCAAAAATTCTGCCAGATAGGATCCATCTTGGCCGGTTACTCCGGTAATAAACGCTTTCTTCATTTGGACCTTTATAATGTTATGTTTGGAGGACCAAGTAGGGATTGAACCTACGACCTAGAAGTTAACAGCTTCTTGATCTGCCACTGAGCTATTGATCCAAATCGTTAATTCAAGTTTTCGTCGTCGTCGTGAAGGGAATTTGCGGAATGCCAATCTATGAAAGTATTTTTGCCATTAATCAGAATGTCATACTCATCATATTCAACGCCGGTCTCTGGATCCTTCATCCGGTAATCTTTAAACGTTACACTTGGCTTGTCAATGTTTTTCAAAATTACAGAAACGTCGCTTATTATCGGAGCTATGATTTCCTCAAAGAACTTGCTGGAGTCTTCTATGATAGAAGCGTAGAATCCAACAGTAGCAGCTTTAATTTTGGTGAATGCTGAAGAGGTTATGTATTCGTAAAAAGATACCAGTTCTTCATCCGTAAGCTCTTTGAGAAACCTTTCGTTGATCGTTTCCTCAACGAGACCTCTCATTATCTCGTCAATTCCCTTATCTAGAAATATTGGCATCGTTTCTCTGAAAAAGCTTCTTTCCTCTTCAGTATCTAAATCGAATTTGAGAATTTCCGCCTTTGTTCCGAAAAGAGAAGTCAAGGTGACTTTGGCTTGATTTTTGAAGAACATTTTTATCACGTCCATCATCTCATCATCCACCATAAGATTTACTCCTTGTCGTATCCATTAATCTTGTTTGTGTGATCTGCATAATATTTTAGATCGTCATATATCTCGGTCCATCCCATTGATGATGCACCTTCTAGACTTCTAACCAGCTTTGCCCCGTCTGGTAGCATGATAGAATCTCCAGAGGTTGCCAACTCCATGAGAACTTCATTTTTGTTGTAAGTAGCCCAATCGACTAAAACGTTAGATTCCACCTTTATTTTCTTCCCGTTTGCATCTTCGCCATACCAACAATCAAACAGGGTAGTTTCGGTAACTCTTTCTTTAATTTCATCCAGCATTTTTGCCCTCCCGAGCGGAACAGATTTTGGAATCAACCGTAGGGACGATTACGCTATGAGTCAAGAAATTTCGGAGAAATCCGTTTTAATGTTTTAATAAACTAGTTAAAAACACTAGGACTGTTTATGAATATAACATGCTCAAAATTGAAAACAAGTCTAATTGAGGCCACACATCCTCAAACTAGAATTATAGAATTCTTTATTAGCCTTAGAACTACTAGAGACAGGGGTATTACCTCCATTCTAACAGATATTAGAGCACTTGCTGGAGTTGTTACCGTTTCAATCATTCAACCAACCAGAAACCTATCGGATACGGAACACGTTACGTTAGTCAAAATTAAGTATGCTTTTGGATTCTCTCGAAAACAAAATGTAATCAGAGAATTGTTCTTCGGAATTAAGGAAATTCACGGAGTGAGTATATTGAAACTGATGAAAAAGAGAAGGAGAGTGATGAACACCGTTTCTCACCGCCACGGTGATGAAATGTCAGGAGAAAAATACTAGCTATGAAACCAAGAAAAAGAAAACTGATGAAGAGATTGAGAGATGAGATGGGAGTTCCCAGTCATCAACTAGCAGACGCCATCGAAGCGTCAGTCAACAATCAATATGTTCCGATCGCTCCTTCTGTAATTGAACCGGAGCCGGAACCTGTCGTTCCAGATCCAATTCCAAAGCCCGTTGTAAAGGGACCTGAATTTAAAAGAGTTACTCCACCAGTTGTAGAAAAGAAGGTCTTTCCGCCACTCGCGAAAAAGATCATACCAAAGACCGTGAAGGCCAAGCCCGTCGTTAGGGCAAGACCAAAACTTAAAACCAAAACGAAGGAAACCAAATAATGCTAAACGCGAAACAAAAGAAGATTTTAAGAGAGAAAATCGCAGATCCGAAATTCAAGAAAGCCTTAGTAGAATTGGCCAAGAAAAGTATTGTTGAAAATATTAACAATATCGGAAAGACAATTCTAGAAAAGAAAAAAAAAAGATAAATGAAATCGGGTCGTTTGTTCCGCCCGAACAACAATATACAGAAGACTTTCCACAAGATTTAAGAAGTTATATGGAAGAGAATCGTTTAAAATTAATGAGTGTCCCTAACAGGGGCAATGGAGAAATCGTTCTGGCATTGACTGATAAAGAGACCAAGATACCTAAAGGGGCAACCCGAGAGGAATACCTCAAGAATTCTGTATTCATAGGGACGGGTAGGGACGTGCAGGAAGCCCTTGCAGACCTTCAGACGAACCTGGGCATGTCCGAGACCTCTTCGATGGCAGGAGGGGCTGTAGCGGGGGGTCCAGGGCTCCAAGGTGGTTCTTGGGGCAAGGCGAAAATCAATAGTCCACCGGGATGGAAAGCAGCTAAAGGGAAAGGCAGACACTAAATGAACTCAAACATAGAAAAGATTAAGGACAAGTTAGTCAGAAAGTACATTAGACAGCATCTTATTAAAGAAGATGCTAAAACTCAAAAGAACATCAAGACTTTGAGAAAGATTGTATCGACCATTTTAGAGAATGCTCAGTTTCACGATTCAACTGGTCTTAATACACTTGAAGCCCTCTTGTTACAGCTTCTAACTAAAAAGCCATCGGAAGGTGGAGAGATTGGAACAACATATAAGTCACTCACAACCAGTCCTAGTCAGAGAAGGTCCTATCGAAAACATTTAATGCTTTGGATTAAGCAGTTAATTGAAAATCATTTTTCCGAACAGGAAATGATGGCTAAAGTTGAATCTTCAATCGAGAACGATGACAAGTATTCAATAATAGATGAAGAGGACGTAAACCCATTGGCAGAAGGAGCATGGAAGATCGTCTTCAATGATGAAGAGGGCTTGGAATCCGCAAGACCTGAAGATGCTAAGAACCATTATACCTTCTCTGATTTAGATCAGGAAGTTCAAGATCTTGATTCATTCACCAAGTTGGAAGGGGAAGATCAAACGGGCATGTCTACCGCTGAAAACGTCTTTGGTAGAATCCGAAAACCCATAATTGATGCTCTCTCAAAACTAGCTGATGAACTGGATCAGAAGGTCTTTTCGTTGTTTCTGTTGAAGAACCTAGACACTCGTTTTAATGAATGGGAAGAACAAATTGCCTCAAAAAGATAAATTTTTAACTTGACTTTGTGATTACAGAAACTCCTTAATAATCCTCATGGATCAAGTTGAAGCAAAAAATAAAGGACGCTCCCCGAAGGGTAGAGCGTCCTGTTCTATATGGATCATATATGGATACGTTTAGAGACTATGAAAGGAAACTAGAGAAGAAGAATGATAGGAAGATAAAGCAATTCTCTATTACAAAGAGTAAACTTGATGAGGATCATATTGATCATGACTTTATTTCAAAGATCCAAAGATTATCTTTGGAAGAGATGATAGCTCTAAAACTAGAATCAATGGGCAGCCTGACTAACGGCAAATTATACTTTCCAATTAACAGATTGTTGTTCATTGCAATTCAAAGAACTATAGTTCTATTTGCTTTGTCTTTAACTACGAATATGACTGATGCCGCCACCCTCTTGGGTATCACTAAACTTGAGATAGAGAGATTAATCAAAAAATATGGAATCGAATATGAAGAACGAGAAGAATTTAAGAGACAGAATTCTGGACATGATGGGGAAAGAATTGAAGATGAAAAAGAAGAACTTGAGCGTCTCTGATGCACTAGAAACTCTTTTTACTATAGAAATAACATCAATAAAGATTGACTCTTACAGAAACGGGTATAATGATTGTAGAGAATTTGTTCTCAATGCAAAAGATCAACTGGTAAAGGAGCACAATGAGAAAATCAATAAAGAAAAATAACCAACATATATTTGATCACCGTTTGTACGGAAAGATATATACCCTGTTCAACTTTAAGGGAGAGGCTCCGGTCGATTTGAAGAAAGTAATCTCTTTCATAGAAACAAACATTCCCTACCTACTTTTTAGTAAGGTAGACGCAATATACGTTAGTAAGTTTTCTAAATTGAAGAACCAAGGGATCAATGGACTTGAAGACCAAGGTGCAATCTACATCACCGATGACTTCAGTTCAGAGGCAGATCTCATCAAGCGCATCCTGCATGAAGCAACGCACGCATACGTCTCCGAACCAGAGACAATAAAATCAATAGATCAAGAGTTTGTTTGGAAGAAGCAGACTTTACTCAAGAAGATTCAATCAGTCTTCAGCGATAAAGAAGGTTGGGTTATGGAAAAGAGTTACATTGACTTTCTAGAAGAAAACGTTCAAGCTATCAATATGTTAATCAAGGATCTGTTTGTTTCGCCATATGCTTCAGCAAATAAAGAAGAGTATGTCGCTTCTGGTGTTGAGGTTTATTTCCTTGAAAACAAACAATGGCTAAAAGAATTCTGCCCAGATCTCTTCAGTCTTATCGAAGATATATTAATTAAAAACATGGAGTTAGACAACAATGAGTCGCATTAAAGTATTAACAATTTCAGATCACCCTCTGTTTCACAGCGGTGTGGCGCACACTATGAGAAATATCATACTTGCTCTTTTGGGCAGTAACAACTTTGATGTCATCTCTTTAGGGGGTGGTATTAAGCATCACGACTACAAACCCCAACGGTCCCATTATTGGGGAGACAGGTGGACAATTTTCCCCGTTGACGGATTTGGGACCAAAGATATGGTTAGATCTCTTTTAAGAAATGAAAAGATTGATCTTATTCTGTTTCAGTCAGACCCTCGATTCTTCGGATGGCTTTTAGACATGGAGAACGAGATTCGGCCACAGGTTCCAATGATTTGGTATGGTATTTGGGATAATTACCCTTATCCCAAATATAACAAGCCGGTTTGGGAGTCCGTTGATGTATTCGCATCTATTTCCAAAATCACTTATGATTTGGTTAATAATGTAGCTCCTACAACTGAAAATCATTACATTCCACATGCCGTTGACAACAAGGCTTTTAAAAAGCAAGACGACAATATTGTTAAGGAGTTTGCGGCTAGAGCGTTTCCTTCCGTGAACGATGATAGATTCGTAGTTTTTTGGAATAACCGTAATGCTCGCCGAAAACAGTCTGGATCTTTAGTCTATTGGTTTAACAAGTTTCTGGACAAGATTGGTCGGGAAAAGGCAACACTAATCATGCATACCAACCCGCTTGATCCGCACGGGCAAAATTTGTACGAGTTGGCAATGGATTGCGGACTGTCAAAGACTGAGATTGTTTTTTCTACTGGTAAGTTTTCACCAGAAGACCTTGGTTTGATTTATAATTTCGCCGATGTAACTATCAATGTGGCAGACGCAGAAGGATTTGGCCTTGGCACTTTAGAAAGCCTTTCCTGCGAGACTCCAATAATCGTAAACATGACTGGCGGCCTTCAAGAACAGGTTACGGATGGGAAGCACTGGTTCGGAGTTGGTATAGAACCCGCCTCCAAGTGTCTTATTGGCAGTCAGGAGATTCCCTATATCTTTGAGGATAGAGTGGCCGAGGTTGATGTAGTGAATGCCCTTGTGGAAGTATACGAAGCCGGTCCAGAAGGCAGGGCCAAGATGGGCAAATATGGGGCAAGGCACGTCAAAAAGAATTACTCGTATGAGCAGTATAATAAATCATGGGTTGACTTAATGACGAAAACACACAAGGATAGACGAAGTTGGCCAACCGTTGGCTACAAAGGTTGGGAGATCTTTTCTTACTAATGAAAATCACAAAGCAAAATGAAGACCTTTTCTTCCCAGAAGGTACAAGCATCAAAGAAGTTTGGGAAAGTTTAAAAGAACTGCGACACCTCGGAATCGATATGTTTGCCGAATTCGATCCTACTACTCAAAAGATCAGCATGAACATCACAGAAGGTCCAGAAAATTGCCTGACGTGCTCTGTAGGCCCAACCCTACCCACGTATTCCGTTGAAGAGAATGTAATCTATATTCAAAAGTGGAGAAAGTAATGACAAAGAAGAAAGTTGTTATAGTGGGGCCAGCCCTGTCGCTATCTGGATATGGGACGCTGACCAGATTTGTATTGAAGAGTCTCAGTCTGATTGATGAGTTTGATTTGTATCTGTTCCCAACAAGTTGGGGAGATAGTAGTTGGATTCATGAAGACACAGCCTTCAGAGTCTGGGTGGATCATCTCGTTCACAAGAGCCAAAACAATAAGACGCCATTTGACATTTCAGTTCAGGTTACAATACCAAACGAATGGAAGAGAATGAGTCCCATTAACATCGGGGTAACGGCAGGACTTGAGACTGACAGGGTTCCAGAGGAATGGCTGGACAAAGCTCGCAACGTTGACCGTATTCTGGTAACGTCTCAGCATTCCAAAGACAGTTATGTCAACACGGAAATCAATGGAAAGAAATGCCCAACCCCGATCGAAGTTTTTCATCTTCCAGTAAGAGAAGACCTCGATGAAGTGGAAAAGCTAGACTTTGAACTTGAGGCTGATTTCAATTTCGTTTCAGTGGCACAATGGGTTCCAAGAAAGAACATGGAAGCCTGTTTAAGATGGTTTGTTGAAGAGTTTCATGATGAAGAAGGCATTGGTTTGGTCGTAAAGACTCATGCCAGAAATAACGCTAAAGGTGATAGATACCATATGGACAAAATCTTTAAGGGGGTATTATCAAATTATGAAAATAGAAAGTGTAAGGTGCATCTCCTTCACGGGCTCTTATCCGAAGACGAGATGCACGGAGTTTATAAGCACGAAAAAATCAAGGCATTTTGCACCACTACCCATGGAGAAGGCTATGGGCTTCCCATGTTTGAAGTTGCACAAGAGGGGAAGCCTATCGTTGCTACAAATTGGTCCTCCTATCTGGACTTCTTGGTCCTCGATGGGAACACGTATTTTCGGCCCGTGGAATGTGACATAAACGATGTGACTCCTGATGCTCTTATGCCAGGGATTATACTAGAAGGATTCAAGTGGGCATATCCAAAGGAAGCCGACTACAAGAAAGCGCTTCGCGATGTTTATGAAAACTACTCAGAATATAAGGCGCTCGCAGTCGAACTTAAAGATAAGCTAAAAGAAAGCTTCTCGGTTGATAAAATTTATCTCGACATGATAGAGAAAATGTTTAGCGGGTTTGGAAACGTTGAAAGACTTAATGGTGAGAAGAAGGAAGAAATAGTAGAGTATGACTGAAAAGTTCTATATTATAGCTGACTTCTTCTTCACGGACGTACTCGGCGGGGGCGAGCTTTGTAATGAAGAACTCCGAGTTATGTTAATAGAGGCTGGTTATGAAGTTGAAACGGTCTATACCAATCAAATCAACGAGCAGTGGCTTAGAGAGACGGACAAGAATAGTAACCTTATCATCGGTAACTTCTTGGGCCTGTCTGAGCATGTGAAGGAGAGATTAGCAGAATTCAAGTACGTCATATACGAGCATGATCACAAGTATTTGACGACTAGAGATCCCTCTAGCTTCGTAAATCATCTCGCACCTGTCAATTGTGTAATTAATCAGAGTTTTTATGCAAATGCCATCAATGTATTTTGCCAAAGTAAACTACATGCAGAGATTGCAAGGAAGAATCTAAGGCTTGATAACATTGTTAGTCTTGGTGGAAATCTTTGGTCTAGCAAGACGTTTGATCTTATTTTTGAATGTGCCGTCTTCGGCGGTGATGATGATAGTCTTATCGGGGTTATGGAATCGAATAATCCAATTAAGGGACAAAAAGAAGCAGAAGATTTTTGCTTAGATCAAGAATTGAAATACGAATTGATTTCGGATCCCGACTATCACGGGTTTTTGCGTAAGCTGTCTAGGTGCGGGAAGTTTGTATTCTTTCCAAAGACGGTTGAAACGTTCTCTAGAGTTGCTGTGGAAGCGAGAATGCTCGGCTGCAAGCTCATTACCAATCAAAACCTTGGAGCAGCTTCAGAGGATTGGTTCAAACTCAAGGGGAAGCCTCTCATCTATAAGATGATAGAGAAGAAGGGAGAAATCTTTAAAACATTTCTTTCAGCGTTTCTGGGGGTTCCCGTTAGTCCAATTTTAGACGCAACTGTGATATTGAATCTTTACCGCAGACCTCAAAATCTACAGAGGCAGATTGATGCAATTCGGAATCAATCTGTATCCCCGAAGGAAATATGGATTTGGAGAAATTATCATGACGATACAAATAGCTTTGATTTTGACAGCATATCTGGCGTGGACAAATGGTTTGACTCAAATCATAACTGGAAGTTCTTTGGTAGATTCGCAGCGGCTCAACTGGCTCAAACAGAATTTATCGCCATTTTCGATGATGATACGATTCCGGGTAAGAACTGGTTTGTAAATTGCTTGGAGACTATGGAGACTCATGAAGGCATCCTTGGTGGTATCGGGATTGAGCTTAACGATGAAACGCATTATGCCAACCATCAACGATATGGTTGGGCAACTAAAAACGAAGAAGTAAAGGAAGTGGATCTTGTTGGACATGCTTGGTTCTTTAAGAAGGAATGGCTTAGATATCTCTGGATGGAAGAGCCAGTTACTTGGGACAATGGAGAGGATATCCATCTTTCCTATCTTGCACAGAAATATGGCGGAATTTCTACATACGTTCCACCTCATCCTGCGGGAGATGATAGCAAAAGCTCATCTCTACTTGGATATGAAATGGGTGTTGACGCTGTAGCAACTTCAACGCCACACAATCACAAACAATTTTATTCCGAAAGGGACATGGTTGTCCAAAATGCCATAAAGGGCGGTTGGAAAACAGTAAGGATAAGAAATGTCGAAGAGAAAACTGGTTGAACTGGTTGGAAAAACCACAGATGGCAAAAGGGTTGTTAGGGGAGCATTTAGGTTAACAGATGAGAGGGGAATATCTTTAACGGATGTTCTTCTTTCGTTTGACAGAAACAACCTTGTCCCCGACTGGCCCCACTTTATACAAAGAGTTTATATTGGAAGTGCTGTTGATTTCAAGAAAAGATGGAGAGAACATACATACGCCTTAACGAATGGAACACATTTTAATAATCATTTACAAAATAGCTGGAATGTTTATGGAAAGTATAACTTTCTATTTGAGGTTTTAGAAATAACAACAAAGGAAAACCTTTATGTAAAGGAGCAGGAATATTTAGATAAACATAAGCCATTTTCCGATGCAAATATTTACAACATTTGTGAGAATGTCGGCGTTGGACAGATTGGAAAAAAACAATCACATGTTTGGTAGAGCGAGATCGGCGGGTGCGCTTGAGAAAACAAGTAAAGCACTCAAGGGCATGTTCACGGGAGAAAAAAATCCTCAATCTGTATTAACATGGGAACTGGTTAAGAAAATTAGACAAAGATATAAAGACGAAAAGATAACTCAAGCCCAACTCGCCGATGAGTATGGGGTTTGTTTTCAAAACATAAGTGATATTGTGAGAAACAAGCTTTGGGTCGATAAAGATTATCAACTAGACGGCCTTTCCAAAGAATTTCCAAATGCAAAACTTAATTGGGAGTTAGTCAGGGAAATTCGACAAAAGTTTAAAGATGGAATTCGTCAAAATACATTGTCTGTGTATTACAATATTTCTTCTGGGAATATGAGTTTGCTTTGTCGAAATTTGATCTGGAGGAAGCCATGACGCTTGCGATTTCACTAGCCACTCGTCCCGAGGCCCTAAAAGTAAAGCCGATCATCGAGAAGCTCAAAGAAGAAGGTATTGATTTTAAGATCATTGTTATAAAACAACACGTTGAATTGTTAGTTGATATCGGAATTCAGGCTGATCGTGAGATTGAAATTTATAACAATGGAAATCGGTTGGATGACATTGTTGCAAGCATTGGAGCGCAGGCCGATGATGCTCTTAATGGCGTCGACTGGCTTATGGTGCAAGGTGACACATCTTCTGCCTTTGGGATGGCTCTAGCGGCATTTCACAGGGGTATCAAGGTGATCCATGTCGAAGCTGGCCTACGGACACATGATTTAACAAGTCCATATCCAGAAGAGGCTAATCGGCAATTGATTTCCAGAATCGCCAGCCTCCACTTTGCCCCAACTTGGGAAAACGAGAAGAATCTTTTCAAGGAAGGGGTCAATTCAGACAATGTGGTCAGGGTGGGCAATACTGTGTTTGATGGGGTTTGGTATCCGGCTTCGATTTGGTCATTTCCAAGCCGACAAATTCCAATCACCATGCACCGCAGAGAAAAATCAATAGGGGACGTTATAAGGTGGGTCGAAGAATACGAAAAACTTGCAGCGTCATATTTCAATGTATTTGAACTGACTCTGATAACGCATCCTAGATACAAAGATACAAAAGTATATGATTCTGTTAAAAATCTCAAACTAAGTGAAAGTGTATCACATGAAGAACTTTTGAGGATGATAGCAAATTCTAGATTTGTTATAACTGACAGTGGTGGTATTCAGGAAGAGTGTTCTTTCATGAGAAAGAAGTGCATTGTAACAAGAGATAATACAGAAAGACCAGAGAGCCTGGGAGAAACCTCATTCCTTTGTAAGACCCCGGAAGAACTTCCAAAACTGTTTAAGAAGCTAGCAGACGAAGCACCGGTTGACGCCAACGCGGTCTGCCCGTACACTCTTGGGCAAGGTGAGGCGACGCGCCTGATCATTCACGAACTTAAGACAAGGAAAATAATATGACCCGTTCAGAATTGGATTTTCTGAAGAAGATCAAGGGTGACCTCCGTAGTATGGGAGCCCAACTCGACGTTTTGAACACGGAACTTGATAAATTTTGGGTAGATCAAAAGATTGGAACCGAGATTAGGAATTCCCTTGAAGTCCTCAAGGATATTTCTAAGAAATGAAATATAACGTAATTTACGCCGATCCACCTTGGAACTATAAAGACAAATGTCATGCGGGGAACAGAGGGGCAGAATACAAGTACCCTTGCATGAATACGAAGCAAATTAAGGAACTTCCCGTTGCCAGTATCGCAGCCGACAACTGCGCTTTATTCATGTGGATAACCTTTCCATTCTTGAACAAAGCCGAAGAAGTGATGAATGCCTGGGGCTTTAAGTATAAGACTCTCGCCTTCAATTGGATCAAGATGAACAAAAAGGCCACCGATACGCTATTCTGGGGCATGGGTTCATATACGCGCAGTAACCCAGAGGTCTGTCTGATGGGTCTCAGGGGCAAGATGAAGCGCATTGACTCTGGCGTCCACTCGGTCATCCAAACGCCCATTGAGGGGCACAGTAAGAAGCCAGCAGAGGCACGCCATCGCATTGAGCGTCTGTATGGTGATGTGCCCCGCATTGAGCTATTTGCCCGTGAAGCTTCTCCCGGTTGGGACGTATGGGGCAATGAGGTTGAATGTGAAAACGTGTTCGACAAGCAACAGGATATTCTGTGAAAAGATATCTATTGACTGGTGGGGCCAACTATTACACCAATGTGGGAAATGCCGACTGGATAGCTTTTTATCTAACTGAGGAAGAAGCAGAAACGGAAGGCAAGAAGAGAAGAAAAGGGGGAAGTATTGATTGGTACAGGGTTATAGATTTGGCCCATTGGATAAGCTAAAATGAAAAGTTTCTCCGCAGACTTCTTCAGGCTTTACACAAAACTTCTCAACGGGAAGAACTTTGCATTTACTCGTTTCTCCGATGGGGAAATGTTTATCATGCAAAACCTTGAAGTGACACTGGATAACAAGCTGACCAAGGTTGGGGAGACTCTTCATGGGTGCCATTATCCCAAGTTGGACCATAAAACATTCCTACCTGATAATGTTGGACATCAAGAGTTCAGAGGGAGATTATGGGATGCTTATAAACACCACCAAGACGGATACTACGTTGGTCTAAGTTGTCCATGTTGCGTCGGAGAGTCTGCCAACCAATGGATGAAAGACAATAGAAAAGATGTAGATGAATTTACAACCTGGGCCAACCTATTTGTGAATGCCAATTATCCTTTATTCTTAGAATACTTTCTTCCAATCATTGAAAATAGAGAAATCGTTCTTATTGCTCATGAGTCTTTCGACAAAAGAAGCACTGATTTGAAAATAATGAGACATTTCCCTATTGGATATAATGCAATGATTAACGATCTTCACTTGATTGATGAAATCGGAGAATACATTGGGAACTATAGCATAAAGAATACGCTCTTTCTTTTCAGTGCTTCCTCACTTTCAAACATTCTGATTCATGAGTTATATAAAAAGTTCCCTGATAATACCTATTTGGATATTGGCACGACCTTGCACCATCAATTTGGGATGGAATTGGCTAGGGATTATCTTAAAGCTTACTGGATTGACAACACAGACCACCCAGATTTGCACAAGGTATGCCGATGGTGAGAATGACCATTTTATGTTCGGATAAATCTCACAAAGTTTATCCATATCTTCAAGATTGGGCCGCTGACAATCAAGCATCTCTCGTTAATAACGTGTCCGATGTTGGTGATGGTGACATTTTATTTTTAATCTCTTGCATTGAAATTGTAAACAAGATCGTTAGAAGCAGGTTTTCTCACACTCTTGTTGTTCACGAAAGCGATCTACCAACAGGAAGAGGATGGTCTCCACTAGTTTGGCAAGTTATTGAAGGACACGATCTGATTCCGATTACATTGCTCGATGCAGAACAAATGGTCGATTCTGGAAAGATTTGGAAAAAATCTTTTGTAGAAATTGAGAAGCATGAAATCCAATCCGAAATAAACCATAAAGTGTTTACTGCTAAATTAAAATTGATGGATTTTGCTGTTGACGCTTATAGCACCATTGAAAAGGTGGAACAAACTGGAAATGCGACATATTACCGTCGAAGAAATTTCTCGGACGGAGAACTTGATATTGACAAAAGCATCAGAGAACAGTTTAATTTAATGAGAATTTCAGACGCAGAGAGATATCCATGCTTTTTCATTCTTCATGGGTGTCGATACAAACTATCTATTGAAAAAGGTTGACAACCAAGTTTCCCCATGCTAGTAACACAAAGATCAAATTAGACACCGGAGGATAAGTGCTACACATCGTTACACAGACATTCAAGACCGAAGACTGGATTTCACTTCAGCAGAGATATCTAGAAAAGTACACCAAAGAGGAATTTACGGTTTGGCTGGGATATACAGAACGTCCAAAAACTCCCCTTCCAGACAATTATAAACTGGTTGATCTGTCACATACAAAAGATTCTCACTTTCTACAGGCAAACTACACCGTTAATGATGTGGTATTGCCACAACTTGAAGACGACGATGTTTTTATCTTCCTAGATATCGATGCATTCCCTTGCGACTATGGTTGGGAAGCAAAGGTTCTTGGCCACCTCAAGGAACATGAAGTCGCAGCCATGTTCAGGTACGAAGATCTTGGGTATTATCAAGAACAGAAGCACTACCCATGCCCACACTTGGCCTTCTTTGCTACGACCAAGAAAGTATGGATCGAGAAGAAGCTTAATTGGGAATTGCGGCCAGGTTATCAAAACCCCCAATTCGGTATGCAGGATTGCCTTGTTGAGAATTCGGTTAAGGTTAAGCAAATGATCAGAACCAATAAGTTCAACGTCCACAACATAATGTTTGGTGTATACGATGATATCATTTATCACCAATGTTGCGCTGTCAGGGGACTTATGACTCAGAACCCATATGAGGGGTTCGACCTCTTGGGAAGATCTGACATCATTGGACCTCACCCATGGGAGGTGGAAGAACAAATTGCTGACGTAATAGCTCTAAATGGTGAAATTTGGACTTCCGTTTATAACTCCATTGTGAAAGACAAGGAATGCAATTTCGTTAAGAGATTTTTTTTGGGAAAGCCATAAGCATAAATGGTTGATTTCAAACCATTGATGACGAGACTGCTAAAGTCGGCGTATTACGAAGGTTACTGTGATAATGGTGGGGCATCCATTGAATCTCTGAGAGAGAGCTATGGAGACTCTGCCGCCGCTCAACTGAACCTATTTTTGGAAAGGCTGACATGTCGAGAATTCAAAGTGGACAAGTTGTCCATAGCGGATAGAGAATTTCTCTATGCCCTTTTGGACGATACTGCGGCTATGATTATCGAGGAAGAATTGGAAGATACTATGCCCGAAGAGGTTATGTAATGGAATTGTCGGACAACGAACTTTACGTCATACTGAACAATTGGGACCATCATTATGGTTCCACATTCGGAGATAAAGCTGAAGCCCTTGAAGAGATTGAGCGCCTATTCGACAACTGCGAATCGGATGAGGATTTCGACTATTCTTTATATAAAGCATCTCTCGTTAAGATTGATACGGATATCAATCAAATGAAAGAGAAAGCAAAAAAGGAAAGAGAAGAGAGAAATCGAGAACATCTTGAAGCTAATATAAGAAGACAACACGAAAGGGCCGAACTGACAGTTATGAAAAAACTTGTTAAAAAGTCAGGCATGAGTGCAGTTGTTTTTGGTCGGCGGGCAGAGAGTCAGATTGATTTGATCAGGAATGCGAAAGATGCATAATCCCTACCAGATCGTAAAGATGTTCGAAGAGAACGTTGCAGAATACACAGGCGCCAAGTATGCCGTATCTGTGGACAGTTGTACCAACGCTATCTTTCTGAGTCTTCTTTGGTGGAGGGAGTTTAGAGCAGGTAAATATGGAACAGGGTGCTTTTTACCAACAGTGACGATTCCAAAAAGGACATATCTTTCAGTCCCTCAGTCGATTATAAGTGCTGATTGTACGCTTTGTCTTGAAGACAGAGATTGGAAAGGCACCTATCAGCTTGAGCCTTCTCCCGTTTGGGACGCTGCAAAACGACTGACGGGTGGGATGTATGTCCCAGGAACGCTCATGTGCCTTAGTTTTCACATCAAGAAACACCTTCCGATAGGCAAGGGAGGCATGGTCCTTACTGACAACCTAGAAGCCGCCCAATGGCTCAGAAAGGCTCGATATGAAGGGCGCTCAGAAGTATTGTACACTGAGGATAATATCAAGTCTATTGGTTGGAATATGTATATGACTCCAGAAGAAGCCGCAAGGGGTCTCATGCTATTTCAAGAATACAGCAAGACTGACTTCCACGAAGACCTTCCAGAAGATTATAGAGATTTAACAGAATTCGACCTATTTAAGTAACAGGAGAAAATCAATGATTGTAACAGATAGAGAATGGAGAGGTTTACTTGCGCGGGTTAAGCATCTTGAAGACATTTGCCAAGAGCTTCAAAACGAAGTAGCGTCTCTAAAGTCGAAGCTTGTTTCAAGCCTTGAAAAGCCGGTTGTAATTAAGCCAGTTCCAGTTAAAACAACCCAAAAGAAAAAGATATCAGCCGTATAAGGGTGAAGAATGAAGTGCAGATCCTGCGGGGGAACAGAGATTTCCCCCATTTTAGATCTTGGGGAACACCCATGGTGTAACGACTTCTTGACAAAGGACCAGCTTGGGAAAGAGAACCTCTATCCCTTAGAGTTGGTTTTTTGTGATCAATGTGAGTTACTGCAATTAACTCATACAGTTCCAAAAGAGACGATGTTCGAAGACCACATGTATTTGTCATCTACATCAGATACATTAAGACAACATTTCTTTGATCTCGCTACGGAGAATAAAGAACAGTTTGGTTTAACATCGGAAGACTTGATTGTGGATATTGGAGGGAACGATGGAACTCAATTGCAAGAGTATCAAAGGATTGGTCTCACCAAGGTACTAAATGTTGAATCGGCAACGAACATCTCTGATATATCAAGAGAGAACGGTGTGCCAGTCATCAACAGTTTTTTCAATGAAGAGACTGCTAGACAAATCTTCAAAGAGGGAGAAGTAAAGCTTTTCAGTGCCTCTGGTGTATTTTTTCACCTAGAAGAACTCCACTCAGTCATCGAGGGTGTCAAATACGCCATGGCTGATGATGGAACGTTCGTCATACAATTTATGTATGCGGGTACGATGGTTGAAAAATTGAACTTTGACAGTATCTATCACGAACATCTATGTTATTATACGCTTGAAAGTCTTATGAACTTGTTAGAGCCGCATGGGATTCTCGTATTCGATGCTTATTATAGCAAAATTCACAGCGGCAGTATTATAGCCAAGGCATGTCACAAGACTTCTCGGCACCTTGGGAACAAAAGTCTTGGAGCTACCGAACGCTTTATTAACACCTTGTTGAAGGATGCCGACTACCATAAACTTGCTTTTATGGTCATGTCTGCCAACGTCGAGGGAAAGAAGAATGATCTTGTTGAACTTCTTGCAGAACTGAAGTTGAGAGGAAAGAGCGTATACGCATATGGGGCGCCAGCGAAGGGGAACACTCTGCTAAACTACTTTGAAATCGATCACAAGTTGATTGATAAATGTGTTGAGATCAATGAGCTTAAAATTGGTCACTATCTTCCCAAATCTCATATTCCAATCGTGAGAGAATCTAGAGAAGATGTCCCAGATTATTACCTTCTTTTGTCTCACAACCTGGCAGATGAAATCTTGGAGAGAAACAAAGACTTGATTGAGGCTGGTGTTAAGTTCATTATTCCATTTCCAGAGATAAAGATAATTTCCAATGACTAAAGTTTTAATAACAGGTGCTACTGGATTCTTCGGCAGGCACTTAACAAAACACATGGACAACAGGGGTTGGAGATACTTTATATCCAACACCAAACAGGGGAACTTAGAAGATTATAAAAACCTCTTCATATTCAACGATCACAAGTTTGATTACATTTTTCATCTTGCCGCTAAAACAAAGGCTGGAGATTATTGTTTGACCCATCAAGGTGAGCAATTTGAGGACAATCAAGCTATCAACTCAAATATCCTCAAATATTGGAGATTGTGCCAACCACAGGCAAAGATGATAGCGATAGGAACAAGCTGTTCTTACGCTCCTGATATGCCCCTGTCGGAAGAGAATTACCTGTTGGGACAGCCAGATCCCGGTTTATACACATACGCAATGACCAAAAGAATGCTCCTTGTTGGTCTTGAGGCATATGCGAAGCAATATGGTCTTGAATACTTGTATTACGTTCCGTCAACTCTTTACGGACCAGGGTTTGATTTGGATGACAGCCACTTTATTTTCGATTTGATCAAGAAGATCTACAACGGTTCCAAGAATTCAGATCGCGTTGAGTTGTGGGGAGATGGGTATCAAGAAAGAGAACTTGTATATATAGACGATGCCATCGACTTGATATTTCGAACAATCGGCCAGAAGAACATGGTCTTAAACATTGGTCGAGGGTCTGGGCACACAATAAGAGATTTTGCCGAGCACGTTTCACTGTGTTTGGGCTATGATTGCAATAAAATCTACTATGACGAGAGCAAATACGTTGGAGTACGAAAAAAGGAAATGGACGTGACCAAAATCATCGACCTTGTTGAAAGGAAGATTCCACACTTTCAGTGGATGCCATTGCTTGATGGTATAAGGGAGACGGCAGCCTATTATGTGAAGGAGGTTGAAGGTGGTAGCTCTAACAGTTAATGCACATAGTTCAAACACAGAATGCGTCGAACTCTTCTTTAAGTACATGGAAAAGTATGTCGGAGAAGAACAGTTTTCCAACGTCTATCTTTTCATAGATGCGGGATGGGTCGCTAAGACCCCAAGTTATGTTACTCTTATAGAGTATGACGTGAAGGAAAGCTTTACAGATCAAATGATTAGTTGTCTATCTGCCGTAGAAGAAGACATTATTCTCTATGCCAACGAAGACTATATCTTCTACGATCGTGCAAACTTACACCTCGCCCTCCTTCTAGAAAAAAAACTTATCGAGCTTGAGGGAATGTCATTTGTTAAGCTGGTTCACACAGATGTGGAAAAATATTCCCCATTTGGACCCGCACTCTTTCTAATTGATGGAAACTGTAGTAACAACTTTTCTCAGACTTTGACATTTTGGAAAAGGAAAGATTTGCTTGAGATACACAAGAATTGCCCTGCTGCTGGCATCGGGGCAAATGGTGACACCGTGGGACACTTAGAAGAGGCCGCTAGGGGCGTTTGTCGAGCCATGGGGATACGTGGGGTATGTTACTACAACGGCGAGCCAAAGAGGGGACTCTACCACTTCGATTCAAGCGTCTTCCCACACGTCGCCTCGGCGATGGTGAAAGGCGAGTGGAATTTACAAGAATATCCAGAACTTCGTCAGATTTTGAGCGACGAAGGTATCCTTAAGATAGATAAATTAAACATTAAAATACGGGATAAATTTCCGTGGAGTAAAAAATGAAAGTGACGCAAACGAACACACTAAACACATTTGGGTTCACAAGGGACATAAAAACGGATTGTGGTGTCGATGAAGAAGGGAAAGTCGCCAACGGATACCAACATCACGATGCTCTTTGGTGGGATGGTAGTCCCATGGAAAGGACAGAAGCCACCACAACTCTAGAATTCGACAGGACGCTTCAGTTTTTTATGCATATGTTTTCCCTCATCGCCAGGAAGATCGTAAATAAGTTCCACCCGAAGCTCGTCTTGGATTTGGGATCTGGAAGCGGACAACTGGCAAATTATATTAGAACAATCGACCCAGAAGTCGTTACGGTTACTGTTGATGCAAATCAAGACACTAAATTTAGTCCCTTTGTGGATGAAAATCATTTCATCGGAAGAACAGACAAGCCTTTGGATTTCTTTGATGAAGATGGACACAGAGTCTGCTTCGACCTGATAGTATCACTAGAACATTTTGAACATGTTTCCGTTGATACCTTTGATGTGTTTATGAGAAACGTTCTCCTACATTCCAAGAAAGGCACTGTTCTGATGTTCACCGCAAGTCAGTGGTCGTATGACGATGGCGACGAAAAAGAGCATGTGCATTGTAATGTACAAACTGAAGAATACTGGAGAGAATATATTTTGAAATACGAGTTTGATTTGATCAGTAACCCATTCGCAATCGATAGAGCAGGAGATACTGCCGAGATCTTTGCGGTGAGAAAATAGGAGAACAGTAATGAGCTTTTGGAAAGATAAGAAAGTGATGATCACGGGCGGTACTGGTTTTGTTGGACAGGCGACTGTACAAGCACTCCGTCAAAGACACCCAAAAAAGATCCTTTCGGTTGGAAGCGCCGATGCCGATCTGAGGGATCCCCAACAGGCAGATTCGATTTTCTCGGAATTCAAGCCAGATGTTGTTTTGCACTTGGCAGGAAAAGTTGGAGGAATCTTGGCAAACAAGAATTACCCAGCCGATTTCTACTATGACAATATCACTATAGGAACTAACGTTCTTCACTTTTCGTCAAAGCACGAAGTCTCCAAAGTAGTTGTCTTGGCCGCTGGATGTGGATACCCATTAGGATTTGAGGTTCCCTTCAAAGAAGAGAACTTTTGGATGGGGCTCCCACAGCCAGAATCTGCTCCATATTCGATGACAAAGAAGATGATGATTTTACAAGCTCAAGCATATGGCGAGCAGCACGGGCTTGATACTACAGTGCTATTGCCTGCCAACTTGTATGGTCCTAGAGATAACTTCGATCTAGAGGAATGCCACGTTGTTCCGGCGCTGATCCGAAAGTTTGTAGAGGCCAAGAGGGATGGTAGAAACGCCGAGGTGTGGGGGAATGGAAAGGCGACAAGAGAATTCCTGTATGTTGACGATTGTGCGGAGGCCATTTTAGATGCTGCTGAGATTACTGGTGGCATCGGGCCATATAATCTTGGTACGGGTGTCGAAACGTCTATAGCTTCCCTCGTAGACCTCATTAGAGAAGCCACTGGGCATGAGGCCGAAGCAGTCTGGGATATATCTGCTCCAAGTGGACAATCAAGACGGCTTTACGATATGACCAACTTCAAAGAAAGATTTGGATACGTCCCAAGTACCACTTTGAGCGACGGAATTCGCTTAACAGTTCAATGGTTTGAAGCGAACTTGCTCTTTGATAATATACGGGGAATGTAAATGAAAATTGTACACGATTCATCTGATGAATATCCAGATGTAATTAACAGTTATTATGATCTTGAGAGGTTTGACGATTCGTCAGAAGACAGTGTTCTATTCCAAGGGTTTGGCACGACAAATGACGGGTTTTCAAAAGAAGAGTTCAAGAGTTTTTCGAAAAGAGTTTATCTCAATTTAGAAGCTCCTTGTTCGTTTGCCAGTGATGATAACTGTGTAAAGCAGCAAAACTTCTTCACCGATGTGTTTACGATTTGTCCATACACTGCGGAATGGATGAATGGATCGAATTTAACCGACACCGTTTATCACCCAATACCGTTTCCGTACAATCCCAGTTATATGTCCGGTATTCCCCTGGACAACAAAGAGCATTCTGTAATATATATGGGATCGATTGCAGGAAGCGAACATGCCGAGATTGTCCGACTCATCAAAACATATAGAGAGCACTTATTTATAAGCCTGTTCAACTATAATCCTCCACTTGCACCAACTCATTGCAATATTAGCAGTATGGAAAAGTGGCAGTTGCTTGCCAAATCCAAGATTTCAGTAGCGTCTAACTTGCTGTATTTGACAGACGAACACGTTGCAGCGATAAAAAAATACGAAGATTGGGAAGGAAACGAAGCATTTAAGGAACTAAATTCTAATTTGATTCCACAGTTTAAACCTAGAATCATAGAATCAATGGCTATGAAAACTTTGAACCTAGTCAAGAGAGACCCGTGGAACGTTATTGAACGTTGGTTTGAACCCGGAAAGCACTTCCTTTATTGGGATAGTCTTGAGGATCTTTATCACAAAATAAATGATGTTTTGACAAATTATGATAAACACCAAGTCATGATTGATGCCGCTTACGAGAAAGTGTCAGAATACACAATAGACAACATCTTTGAAAGTCAAATAGAGGTAGTATGAAGTACATTGTAACAGGCGGGGCGGGCTTTATAGGTACTGCCCTGGTAAAGAGACTTCTCGCTAATGGTGATGAAGTCGTTGTAATTGACAACCTTGAAAGAGGAAACGAGCCGGAACCGCATGAGAATCTCAAGTTCTATAAAGAAGATTTGAGAGAAGAGAGGGTTTGCCAGCACCTTTTAGGCAATGCAGATGTTTTGGTGCATCTAGCTTCCAAGGTGGGTGGGATAGGCGTTTACTTGAGCCAGGCTGCGGAGATATTTTCTGCCAACATTGATATAGATAAGAATGTTATAGACGCAGCGATTGCTGGTGGAATTGAGAACATTGTTTACGCGAGCAGTGCTCACGTCTATCCGTTGGACTTTCAAGAGACCAAAAACAGAGTATACGCGCTATCCGAGCCAGACTCCGATCCAGCCAGTCCAGGCTTATCATACGGTTGGGGAAAACTCTTCACTGAGAAGTATCTTCAATTCCTTTCAGATGAACACGATGGACTATCAGTAAAGATAGCAAGGTATGTAGGCATCTATGGCCCCGGCGCATCCTTTGAACCAAAGACGGCATCCGTCCTTCCAGTTCTTTGCTATCGAGCGATCAAGTATCCAGAAGAAAATTATGAGATCTGGGGTACGGGGGAAGAACTTAGGACTTATTGCTATATCGATGATGCAATAGATGCCACACTTTTGATGTCTAAAGCGGAGGTCCCATTTTTGATATTAAATATCGGGACTGAAGAACTTGTTTCCATCAACCAAATTGCTCAAAAGGTAATCGATATATCCGAGAAGAATATTGAACTTACTCATGTGGAGGGAGAGACTTTGATATGGTCGCAGCACTGCTCGATGGTCGCAGCGGAAGTTCTTTTAAAGTGGAAAGCAAAAGTAACCCTTGATGAAGGTTTAAAAATAGTCTACAACGACATCGTGGAGAGAACAAATGACTAGAAAATACCTGCCCACTCTAGCCGAATTGGTTGATAGGCTCGCTATCAACCAGTTGAAAGAGGTTTTCATACCCGAGGCTAAAGAACAATATGCTCAAGAGATTGCAGAGATTATGCATGATATCGATGAAATTATATCGAACGAGACACATGAAAACGGGCCTCCACCCAGCGCTGCCCTTACCAGTAAATTGATCCGAGACATCATCATCCTTGCCCAATATAATCTCCATATTTGGCATAATGAGTCAGAGGCTCGTAAGGGAAATGATGCAGGTAACAATCTACTATTAACTCACTCTCTGAATGGGATTCGAAACAGAGCCAAGAACAACTTACAAACCTCCATCGTGGACGGTCACAAATTGGACCACAAAGTTGACTGTTTGAGCGTCGAACACACCGACTGGGAACCTTCCAATTGGGGACTTAGCGAGGGTACTTCACCGCCAAAAATAGAATCGGCACTACCGATAGCACATGATATGTTTCTTAACGGCCCGAAATCCTTTTCCGATTACAAAGAAATGGCACAACCATTTCAGAAGCGACCGAGGGTTGAAGGTGAATAAGGATAACTTCAACCTTTATGATATAGAATTCTCAGTGACCACTTTGGTCCTAGCAGAAGATGTATCAGACGCAATTTGTATCGTTCGCGATAACATCTATGATATTGTGGATATGGAAGTGCAAGTCTTGCCCTCAATCTGCAAGAGTGTTGGAAAGGAACGGGAAGGTTGTTATCCTTGGACATATGACGGAGTATCTTATTCCAATAGCGAGACGGCTAGATATTGGTGTGAACAGACCGCTCGTAAACTTCAGAGAGAGGCCGAGTCGAAAATGAAGCAAGGAACATTCGACTTTTGAAGGAAACAAAAACCAGAACCTTAGCCAAAACTATTGTATGGCGATTCATTGCCGTATTGAATAGTTTTTTCGTCTTGTATTTGGCGACTTCATCAACTAACATAGAAAGCGCATTATGGATGAACGCCACGGGATTTGTCATATATTTCACTTATGAAAGAGTTTGGGACAAAGTCAGTTGGGGCAAGTACAACAGATCCACCTTGGGTCCAACTCACCCAATACCGCCATACCGCCCCCACCTCCCAAGAAAAGCGGCAGCACCCTCGACCAATGGAGGACATAAATGAAAGTATTAGTGATAGGAGATTCATGCGAGGACATATACGTCTATGGCGACGTTGAAAGACTTTGTCCAGATGCCCCTGTGCCTGTTTTAGTATCAGCCCACCAGCACATCACCATGGGCATGGCTGCAAATGTCGTTGCCAACCTTGAGGCTCTTGGGGTTGAGTGTGAATTCATTACCAATAAGAAGACAATCACAAAGGCGAGATATGTGGATAGAAAGACAAACCACATGTTTATCAGAATTGATGATGAGCCAGAGATTGAACCCGTTAAGGACCCCGGTAGTCTTACTTGTGATGGGATAGATGCCGTTATCATATCTGATTACGACAAAGGCTTCCTTTCGGAAAGAGACATTGTTGGCATAACAAGTGCTTTCAGGAATGTCCCAATTTTTCTAGATACAAAGAAGCCTCTTGGCCCGTGGGCTGGGTATGTCGATTTCATTAAAATCAATGAATATGAATTTGAAGCTTCAAAAGATTTTTTGTTGATGAAAGAAGATCTGTTCCATGAGAAGTTAATTGTCACAAAAGATAACAAGGGTGCAGACTATAGGGGCGTTAATTACCCTGTAACGGATGTACCAATGAAGGACAAGTCTGGGGCGGGGGATACGTTTTTAGCAGGGTTGGTGACGTTTTACCTTCACCATAGCTGTGATAACAGCACAGACCGACATGACGCTATGCCGATGGCAATACAATTCGCTAATAAGTGTGCGACACAAGTTATCCAAAAGAAGGGAGTGTGCGTGGTTAATCCAGACGATCTTCAGGGAGAATGGTGGTCAGAATGAAAACTGTTTGGGTCAATGGGTGTTTTGACATTTTACACCCTGGTCACATGAGGCTACTAAGAACCGCCAGAGACATAGCGGGCGATGACAAATTCGTCGTTGTTGGCATTGACTCCGATGAAAGGGTTCGTACCATGAAAGGCACAGACCGACCAATCAACGATGAAAATTACAGATCTGAAATGCTTCTTTCTACCTCGTTTGTGGATAAAGTAATCATATTTGATACAAGCGAAGCTCTTTTGAGAATACTCCAGTGTTTAAAGCCTTCCAAGATGGTTATTGGCAGTGAGTACAGAGATAAGCATATCGTTGGTAGCGACTATATAAGAGAGATTTTGTATATGAATACCGATGATAGATATTCAACAACTAAGATCATAAATAAAATCAAAGGCGTGACATGAAAATACTGATAACAGGTGGAGCGGGTTATCTCGGTTCTGTCTTGGTAGAAAAAATTCTAAAAGAGACCATTTGGAAAGTTGTTGTTCTTGACAATCTAATGTTTCGTCAAACAAGCCTTATCCAACATTCCCACAATCCTCGATTCGAGTTCCATAAACTAGATGTGACGGATGAAATGGAGTTGGTAAATTCTTTGGAGAGCCACAAGCCCGACGTTATTATTCCACTGGCTGCTATCGTTGGGATGCCGGCTTGCGAAAAGGCAGGCGATACAACAGTTTGGGATATAAACTGGAATCACGTATTGGTTTGTTGTGAAAACAGTGACGGGGCAAAGATTATATACCCAAATACAAATTCTGGGTACGGAGTTGGGCAAGAAGTCGACGGAACACTCATTCACTGTACCGAGGAAACTCCATTAAATCCCGTTAGCCTATATGGAGTTACGAAGTGCGCCGCAGAAAAGGAAGTCCTCAGAGTCGGAGGCGTCTCTCTCAGACTCGCAACTGTCTTCGGAGTATCTCCCCGAATGCGCCTCGATCTTTTGGTTAACGATTTTACATATAGGGCATATACAGATGGATTTATCGTACTTTACGAGTCTCACTTTAAAAGGAACTATATTCACGTTAGAGATGTTGCTAAAACCTTTATATTTGCTATTCTCAATTATGAAGAAATGTCTGGACAGGCTTTCAACGTTGGACTGAGTTCCGCAAACTTGAGCAAGATGGAATTGTGCAAAGAGATCAAGAAATCGGTTAAAGGGTTCTCAATTATGGAAGACGAAATAAGTTCGGATCCAGACAAGAGAAACTACATTGTCAGCAATGAAAAGCTTGAATCTTTGGGATGGTGGGCGAACTGGCCTCTGGCTAATGGGATCTCGGAATTACTAAAAGCCTTTCCATTCATAGAAAATTCAGATACAAGGTTTAATAACCTTTAGGAGCAGCGATGAAGATATCCAGAGATGAGGCATGGAAAAAGTTGAGCAACGGGACGTGGGTTAAGGTTCAACTTATAGAAAGGCCGCCAGGAACGTTTCGAATTTATGTTAACGGAAAGGAGTGGAAACCAGTATGAGCAGTATAATCGATAAGTTTTGGACACAGCTATTAAATGGCGAGTATGTCCAAAACGATAGACAGACAACAAGAGTTATTCTGGAAAGAGTTCAAGAGGAAGTGAAGAAGGCGTGTGAGCCTGGTATGCCCCCACTGGGAGCCCTTGACGGATCTCTTTGTAATAATCCAGACAGGGGACTATACCTTTCGAAAGGGTTTTTCATGCTAATGGCAAAAAGTGGCAAGTAAAATACTAGCAGTATTCTTTACTCTTGCGTTTTTTAGTTGCGCCAGTGTGAATGAAAGATTTCCCGAAGAAGAGGAAAAGTGCAAAACTGTATTCCTAATTGACGGATGCTTCAGCGTTTGTAGTTTTCCAGAGGAAATTATTAAACAAATAACCTGTCCAGAGAGGGATGTAAAGTGACTTATGTGTTCGACATAGATGGGACTATCTGTAGTACGGTCGATAGTAATTACCTAGAGTCCAGGCCATTCGCGAGTCGTATCAAGGTTGTGAATGATCTATATGACAAGGGCAACACGATTATCTTTCAAACTGCCAGAGGCATGGGAAGATGTGGAAACGATCAGCAGCAGGCTATCAGAGAGTTTAAGAAGTTCACCGAGGATCAGCTTGAAGAGTGGGGCGTAAAGTACCACAGCCTCTATCTTGGAAAACCATCAGGAGATTTATATGTTGATGATAAGGGAATTAACGACAAACAGTTTAGCTGGTAGGAGTTGAAATGAGCGAAGAAACAGAAGAGTATTACGTAGACAGAGTTCAAACAGAGGACGAAAAGTCCGCCATTGAGGCATTGCGTCTCAAGCTTTTGGCCGAAGTCGAAGACCAATTTGAGGAAGAGGGTGCATTCGATTTGCTGCCCACTTTAAGCTTCGACGCTAGAGAGAAAGAGGAATTTAGTTCGATCGATCTTGTCCCGTTCATTGTAAACCGAAAAGAGGAAGAGTGATGGCTGTACCTTATCTAGTACCGGGATTGGGCATATTTGTAATAGAAAAAGAGGAACTGGAAGGGTTACATACGGAGAACAAAGCCCTACACGCCGAGGTCGCAAAGTGGAAGGATTGCGAAGCTGAAGCTGTCGACCGTAATGACGACCTACGCGCCGAGGTAGAAGATCTCACAGCCAAGCTCGTTGGTGTGCTGCATCAGTCGCATCGCGATGAGTGTGAGGTACGGAGGCGTGCCCAAGAGGAGAACCATGAGAACCTGTGCAAGCTGGTTGAGCGTGATGCAGAGATCAAGCGCCTGTCTCAAGTCATAGCCCATGCTACCCGAATGGATGAAGTCGCACACTTGATTGCTGATTGGATGGCTTGCGGAACTGAAGACGGGCTTCCGCATGGGCACATTGACGCCTATAAAGAACTGATGGAGCGGGGCTGAACGAATGAGTTGCGGTGATGCCATATATAATAATTGCGGACGATGGGTATTAAAGGAGGCAACTGACAATGAAGAGACCGATTGAGAACTTTGTCCCTAAAGGTTGGGGATATGAGAAGTGGATCTGCAACAACGAGTTGTACTGTGGAAAAATCCTTTTCTTTGTAAAGGGTAAAAAATGCTCTTGGCATTATCATAAAATCAAAGATGAAACCTTCTATGTTCACAATGGGAGAGTCCTTGTTAGGTTCATAGGGTTGGATTCTATGATGAATAACAAAGATGATATCACAATGTGCAACAAAGTTATATTAGAGGCTGGAGATACATTCTATGTGCCTCCTGGAATGCGCCATCAAGTTGAAGCATTGGAAGATACCGAATTGTTTGAGTTTTCAACCCAACATTTCGATTCTGATAGTTATCGAATACAAAAAGGCGACTAGTTAACTTAATATGCCAATAAGAGCCACAATACAAAACATAGCCGATAAGTCTGTGGAGAGCACGTTAGCTGCTCAACTGGACGATATACCTGCTGTTGGAATGATTATCGCATTTCTGTTTGGCATCTTTATAGCCTCTGCATTCTCCTATGTCCTGGCAGAAGCGGAGAAGTGGACCGAGAAGGAAGCTTTGCGCGGCTGTGTCGGGTCCTTTATAGCCGGTGCCATTTGTGCATCAATAGCCTCTGCCTTTAGCTCAGTCTGGTCGATGTGGTGGCTCATGGCCGTTACTGGATTTGTTGGAGGGCTTGCCAGTTTAATACTTGTTCCTTTATTGATATCGCGCTATGGTTCAAAACAGGTTATCGAAGTTCCTGAAGATCTTGGTCCGACACGAATGGACACTATGGACATTGAACGAGTTGCTGATGTACTTGAAACCAGACAAAGAGAACAAGACGAGTAGTTAATGAAAAAAGTTGTTATTACTGGATGCCTTGGATTCATTGGCGTTCATGTTGTGGAAAAGTTTCTCAAAGAAGGTTGTTATGTCTTTGGAATAGACAAAAAGACATATGCTTCAAACCCAGGGTTCGTAGAGGTTTGGGAAGATTATTATCTCGATAAGTTCGAATTTTTGGAAGCGGACATAACAACACTGGAATATATTCCAGATTGTGATCTTGTTATCAACATGGCTGCTGAATCGCATGTTGGGAACAGTATTAATTCTAGTGAAAAGTTCATACATACAAATGTGGCTGGAGTAGAAAATCTGCTGGAACTGATCAGGTCGAAGGACCCAGCCACGAACAGCCGCCCCTTATTCACTCATATCAGTACCGACGAGGTCTATGGGGACCGTGCTGAAGGCGCTTTCACAGAGGAATCGATACTCAGCCCATCGAACCCCTACGCTGCCTCTAAGGCGGCAGGCGACATGCTTGTATACGCCTGGGCAAGAACGTATGGCATTAAGTATCAAATTTTGCGGCCGACAAACAATTACGGATTTTACCAACATCCCGAGAAACTAATTCCTCTTTGTGTCTCTCTTCTCAGAAGAGGAAAGAAGATTCATCTTCATGACGGCGGTTTACCAACGAGAAATTGGTTACACGCTTACGACACGGCAGCGGCAATTTTTGCCGCTTGCACTATAGGTAAAACAAACCAGATATATAATATCTCCGGTAATCTTGAACAAGATAACCTGGCAACAGTGAGGAGACTACTCCTGGCATTTTTCGATGGAGATTTGCCGGTTAACTGGCAGTCGCAGTTCTTGGAATTGGATCATAAAAGGCCAGGTCAAGACGTCAGGTATTCAGTAGATGACTCAAAATTGAAAAAAAGAACTGGATGGGTTCCAGAAAAAGAATTCGACAAGGAAATTGTCGATATAGTAGCGTTTTATAAACAAAATAATAGGTGGTAAATATGAAGTTTTCGAATCAAGCCTTAGTATGTCTGGTTAAAACATTCCAGAAGGCATTAATAGAAGGGGTAGATATATCGGATATCCTTACAAGTATGAGATTTGATGTTAAATCAACTCCCACAATGGGAGAATTGGTCGTAGAAAATCCAGAGATTACGGATTTAGCACTCCCTAGCTTCATGGATCTTAAAGAAGAATTGGGCTCTGAATAGTGCCCAGGTATTTTTATAAATGTTTGGACTGTCTGGAGAACTACGCAGTCTTTTCCAATTGGAGTGACGACAAAACAAGAAACTGTGTATATTGCGGAGGAAGCGACGTTAAGAAGCAATTCAAAGCGTCAGAAAAATTGGTGAAGGAAGATGTTGCCGGAAGAGTTATGCAGGAACATATCTCGGATACTAGACAACAGTTCGAAGATATTACCGATGAACTATCAAGGGAGGAAATAGAATAATGGAATGGATGATTGTAGTATTATTGTTGTTGGTAGTTTGCCTGGTGGTTTCGTTTTTATACACCAGATATCTACTTAAGAAGTTGGTCTTCATGGCTCAGTCTAAAATTGAGTTCTTGGATAACCTCAAGTTTTACAAAAAACTGTTGCAAAGCTTTTTGGATAAGAGTATATATGCTAACGATAACGGGCTGACGACTCTAAGAAATAACACGGAGGATTTTATCGAATACCTCGCTGCGTATAAACACATATATGACGCCTTGAGCGATTTCGAATATTTAAACTATGAAGAAACTGACGACGACGGAGACGACGGAGAATAAACCTCAAAAGAAAAGAGGAAGAAAAGCTTCTGGCAAAAGTAACCAATATTTCACAAAGGACACGCAGGACGCGATATATCAGTACAATATGAGCGACTCGATGGAAGAGAAGAACAGGCTGTATATTCAACATATACAGCCTGCCTTTTCTGAGTTGATAGAGAAAATCGTTTATACTTATAAATTTCATCACCTTACAAACATAGATAGTCTTAAGGATGATTGTTTCATTTATCTTATATCTGTAATATCAAAATGGGATCCAGAAAGAGGCTCTAAAGCCTTTTCTTATTTTACGGTCATAAGCAAAAATTGGTTCATATACAAGGCCAAGAAAGAAACAAGGCGCAAGCTTGAAGAAGTTGAGATATCCAAGATATATGACAAGGACAATGTTCATAAGATTGTAATACACAATGACTATGAAAATATCTTGGAAAAGAAGCAGTTTATAAAGCACTTGATGATCGTCATCAATGAATGGGAAACGGAATGGGATCCAAAATCAAACGGATTCAACGTCATACAGGCAATAAAAATTCTGTTTACCAACATTGATGATATCGATATTTTTAACAGAAAAGCTATTTATATTTACTTGAGGGAAATTACTGGCCTCGACACAAAAGAGATTTCGCCAATCCTAAAAACTCTAAGGAGAAAGTATTCTCTCTTCAAAAAGAAGTGGGATTCGCATAAAATTGATGAATGATAGACAAAACAAAAAAAAGATAGTCCAAAATGCCTCCGATGATAGGGATCGGGCGTCAGCACTTTTGATACGGATAGAGCAGTATCTGGGACTAACAGCCCCCGATCCAGAAGGCTTCAGCAAGGTGATGGTCGCAGCTTCTAAACTCATGGATTCTAGATCAAGATCCAATGAGCAATTAATCAAGATGCACGAAATTGAAAAGAAGAGTTCAAAGCAGGTAGAATCATCAGATTTGACCAATGAAGAACTCGACGAACTGTTAGAAGACGAAGAAGTGGAGATATAAATTGAGTGAGCAAGCAACTAAACGACCGCAAGAATAAATTTGGCGTACTGAATCCATGGACTTCAGATGAACAGGAAGAGTTAAATTATGATTTAAACAACTCCGGTTTTCTGTCTACGTTGTACTCCGTTGCCCAGAGCAAATATAAGAAGAATGCGCTATCGGGACGTGTTGAGTTTCAAGCTATCGTGTTAAACGTTAGTCGAGAGGACCCAGCATCGACCGGTGGCAGTTTTAGTTTAAGCGCCCTCTCTGTCTTCTTGGGGGAAACCAGCAATAACTCGGACAAAAAAAGGCTTAGAGTCATCGCTAGAATCCCAGAGCTTCATGCTCACTTACCGGAACCGAAACCATCTGAAAATGGTCAATATGATTGGGAAATTTTATCTATGTACCCGGTTTTTGAAGGAAGCCCGGAATCGCCAAGCCCATCCGATGGGGACGTTGTAAGGGTTTCGTTTGCTAATGTGTTGAGCCAAGAAACTCCGAGGTACGTTGGGTCTGTCGATGGAGATGGCAATGGAGTCCCAAGTAGAACTGGCGGCAGCAATGCTGGTGGAGGCGCTGGCGGTGCCCACGGTGGCCCAAGAGTGTTTAACGGAAGAGGGACTAACGGAGACCTTAAGAAATTAAAGATTGTCGCGTCTGCTGATTTATATTACCCAAACCATCGCAATGCCAAATCCAAAACAAAACTCTCCGTCAGTCCCATAGATTCACCTCAAGAGTTTCGTGGCAGGGACAGAAAGTCCTCTCCGACTCAAATTGTTATTCATGAGTCCGTCACATCGACAAAAGAAAAAACCTTTGCCGTGCTTCGACGTAAGGGTGCAGGCGTACACTACGTCGTTGACGTGGATGGGAAGTCTTACAAAACCGAGAACCCAACTCGGATCGTGTATCACGCAACCGTCTTGAATGATGCCTCAATAGGCGTAGAGATTCAGAACAGATACTATGGTAAGGACCGTGATGAAAATACTCTAAATGGTCTTTGGGTAGACAAAGGCAAGTATATTATTCCACCAAGAAAACAACTTGAAACTGCATGGAAGCTCATTAAGAATTTGTCAATTGAATGGGACGTGCCAATGGCATTTCCAGGTGTCACAAAGTTTAGAAGAAGTGGGAGAGCACATTCAGATGGAAAGAGAAGGTTCTCTTGGACAAGGGTTCCTGGGTCTCACGGAGAACCTGGAATTCGGTCACATAACAGGACGGGACACGCCGATGGAGTTTTCATTGAACACTACATACTGTGCAGGGCTAGTGGATATTCAAAAGAGAACGCATACACCTTTACAATCCTACAGGCTCAAAGGTCACGCTACACCAGAGTACCATGATTAACGAAAAACGAAAGAAATCACTAGAAGATCACTTCGGTTCCAAAGAAGAATTCGAAAAGCATGGTGCTGGCAATTCATTGCTAGTAGAGGCCGTTCCAACGTACAACTCTGCGCCAAATGAAAAGGTGATTCAAGGTAAGAATAACACCTTTATAGTTCTAGGCCGAGACAGGCCAGACGATAAAGACTCGGGATTTGGTGGTTTGGGACGTGACAAATGCGGCTCTATAGATATCGTAGTCGGAAGAACTTCCTCTAATCCGATAGAAACGGGAGAGGATGGGGAACTTTTAGTAGTTAATAACTCCATTCCTTATGATGCAGCTAGGATTACATTGTCTCAAAATACTAGCGGAGATAAGAATCACTATCTCGCCGATGGAAGGGTTGGGAAACGAACATCTTCCTTTGTGATTCTTAAAGCGGATAACGCTAGAATCGTGACTAGAGAAGGGATAAAGCTTATTACTGGAATCGATAATCACAGATCCGATGGTAAAACAAAAGTGGAGAAGTTGGGGATTGATTTGATTGCCAACAATGACGACGGCGACTTGCAGCCATTGGTTAAGGGAGATAACACAGAAGAATTACTTACAAAAATGTTGGACAAGATTGGGAGGAACAACTCTGAAATAGTTTGGCTGCAAACTGTTCTGCTGCGGCTTGAGACACAGTTAGCTGCACATGTACATGTGCCCGCATTAGCAGCGGGACCATTTGGTCCTACTGGCCCCGCCCCTACCCTGATTGCTCAAGCAGGCATCGATGCCGTTGAGATAACCTCTCATATAATAGACGCACAAGCGGAACAAGTCAATATCGCAGGTCTGAATATAACGTATTTAAAGCCTTATGGAGAAAAGTCCATCAAGAGCGAATGGAATAATGTGAACTAATGGCTTGTGATAAATTTAAAGACCCATATGAATCAGCCAAAGATGCGGCGATATACGAATTAGAACTCAACAAGGCAAAGCTCTCCAAGAAGAGTGATGGTTCTGAGTCTGTTGATTACGAGGCTAAACTATCGGGAGGGGTCGATGATCTCTACAAAGATGTACTAAATTCTCTTGATATGGATAGGTTGGGTCAGTTTTTGCTGTCGTCAATACAAGATATAATCGAACAAGTAGGAGAGGACGTTTACGATTGTCTCGTTCCGATAGTAACCGAGGCGATAGAGTCTAACGACGTGCTTGCGGTCGCTGCTGGCGCTGTCGTGGTAGGCGCTGCTCTCGCATCGGACCCTGGTGCTGCTGACGAGCTTATCGATGACGCCACGGGTGCTGTAGATGGGGTCATTGACGAGCTTGAAGGCATCAAATCATCGATTTCAGGGTTCATAGATTGCTATAGCCCATCGTTGAACAGGTCTCCAAAAATCTCTTTGCCAGATATAGGAGCCTTTTTTGATTATTTCAAATTCATAAGAGATTTGGTTCTTAATGCTGCTGGGGCGCTTATAAATGCACTGATAAGGAGCCTTATCGGATCTGTCTTGCCGATGTTAGATGGCAATTTTATTAACAAATACCTGTTTCCACCAAACCAAAGTGCTTCTGAAATAAGAAGGCTAGAGGCTACTTCCTACGGAACGGACGAAATCTTCAAAAGAGATCTACAGCTTTGTATTGACGATGCGATTGAAGAATATGATTTACCACTCACTCGCGACAAATATTTCGATATCATTTCAAAAGTAACTAATAATTTCAACGCTTTAGAACTACACTCTATTTTTAATGGAGTCTTCAATGGAAAGCTTTTAGGTACTTTGAAGACTATCATTGATGGAACGGTGGGAACGGAAGTTATCCAGACAGATTCGGAATACAAGCTTATAATCACTGCTCTGAATGAGTGCGTTGATCAGGAGATCTTTTCATCCACAGACCAAGATCTTTCTCGTTGCGGCAATCCCATTGGAGATGAAGATGGGCCAACTCCAGAACAAATAGACGAAGCCAAAAAGAAGCTTGCTTCAATATGCGATGTGTTCAAAGAGCCCCTTATCGCTTTCGACCTTGAAAGGTTCGGTATCACGGAAAACGCTGACGCTGTTAATATCCTAGCGGGAGAAGCCATAAACAGGGCTTTCGACACATTTGATATTCATCTGCTTGCGTATCTCAAGTCTACGTTATCAACTCTGCTGGTTAACTCAATGGGGGATCTATGTATCGCGGCATATTATCTATATGATGAAGATGATATAAACTCTGATCTGGATTCTGGACTACTTGAATATCTTCAAATACAACTAGGAGAATTTATCCCTGGATCCCTTTTTGGTGCATTTGGTGCATTTTTTAATTCACCAACATTTGACGACAGGTTTAACAAGAATGTTTCCTCTGGCGATCCACAATATGACCCAATTTATCTTAATGGAAACCTAGCGTTTGTGAGAGGCGGCGATAGTGTAGCTTTTGACAGAAAAAACGTCAAAGTGACCGTTGATGGAGAGCAAATTGAAATCGTTCAAGAATTCGATGCTGCTAATTCGCTATGGATCGAGACCAACCCGATCCAAGAAGGTTCATTCAAGAAGGCACTCCTGTCTGTAATTGCAAACGAGATAGGGTACGAAGTATCATTTCAGGGAACCGAGACAGCCCCCGGAGACAACACTGATATAGAACTGTTCCAAAACATCCTAAACTCAGACTTGAGAGAACTGGATCTTGTGAACGTTTTGTTGGACGCGAACAGAAATGCTTTTGGGAAAGATCTCTTAAAAGACTTCTACTTCCAATCCGATCAATCAAACAAGAAGAGGTTCACAGAAATCGATTTCTTCGATGCAGATGCAGCAAGAGATACCGTTAAAGGGGAACTCAATATAAAATGATAGCAACAGTCGACAAATACTCAGTAATCATGTCGCAGGAAATGGCGAAAATGCTTATCAAACTAGAGTTCTTAGAGAACTTCTACTACATATTTCCTGCCGTATCGAACCTGATATTGGATGATGGGTTTGGAGATGTCATACTCTCCAGTAAATTGCTTAATATTATCAAGTCTCAAGAATACTATTCCACCCTCAATCAAATTTTTACAGAGTCTGAAATTTTGGGGCTGATTAAGGATGCCCTCGGATCAATATTTATCAAGCTTAATGATTATGCAATTGAGAAACATTCGTTTTATGACAACATGCCATCGCTGATTCAAAGAATCGAGATCCCGCCACAGTTATTTCCCAATACTGTATATACAGACAACAACCTGAAAGATACTTTCTTTTCTGAAACGTATATTCGCTTCGTTTTCAATAAATCAATCCAGTGGCTTGGACTCCTAGAGCCAGGCACCGAGATATATTTCAGCCCACATGCAGAGGTTAAAGGAATTCCGAATGTGGGAACCTTTTTTAACATAATCGGAATTGAGGATGAACATATCGAAGAAGCAAACTGGGGTATGAGGCTTATCTATTCACCCAGTAGCGTTATAGACTTCGATGAGGAACATATGCCCGCATCGAAGAAAAGCAAGCTTCTTCGACAAAGAGCCTTCGTTCGCAAAGAAACAAGGGGAACTGGGAACGAAGAGGAAGTTTTCATCTATAACCCAATACCAATAGTAAAAAGCGAACGAGGTGCGGGTGGGATATTTGAAATAGAGGCAATTTTAAACCTGCCAACTGCCGAATCTCTCAATAACATTTTCGATAGTCTTGGGGAAGAGATGACAAAACAGTCAAGATATGAAAGGTTTTTTAAGTATATTCTTCCAACAAAATCTTTTAATACGATATCTATTCTAGAGCATCTTAAGAGAGATTTGTTAATTAAAAACGTTATTGACGAAAGTAAACTTTTCTCAGATATCAGAGATGCTACCGTAACATCGTTGATTAAGCTAAGCCACTTAAACGACCCGGAGTATTACTAAACATGCAGAAAGGGATAGGAATACAGATACCTTTAAAATACGACAAAGTTGATGGTCCTTGGAAGGCGACTAAAACTTATCTTGATGCCATTAAGCAAAACTTTAAATACCTCTTGCTAACGGCCCCAACGGAAAGGGTTATGGATCCCAACTTTGGAGTTGGGATAAAGGATTTCCTGTTTGAAAACCTCGATGACAATATCTTGTCCAAGCTGAGTGGAAGGATATATTCGCAGGTAAATTCATATATGCCCTTTTTAACCATCATAGATGCCGACGCAGTTATGAGAGAAAACACTCTGTATGTGAAAATAAATTATTTTGTGGATAAGCTACAAATCACAGATCAAATCTATTTAGAGGTAGCATAATGACTCATAATATAAAACCGGTTATAAAATACACCAACAGGGACTATTCTCGTATAAGAGAAGATCTCATTCGACATGCCAAAACTCAGTATCCAGACACATACCGAGATTTCAATAAGGCATCTTTTGGTGCTCTTTTATTCGATCTGGTCTCCATCATTGGAGATCAACTATCATTTTACATTGATTACAATACCAACGAGGTATTGCTTGATTCAGCAATTGAATACAAAAATGTCGAAAGACTTGTCAGGAATCTTGGGTATAAGAAGCTAGGTGCGCCCGCTTCTCAAGGGGAAGCGGTTTTCTATATCAGAGTACCAGCATCTGCCGGTGTTCCAGACTTAGATTACGTCCCGGTCTTGGAGAGAGGCTCATCGTTCAGATCGACCACCGGGGCCAACTTTACACTCACGGACGACATCTATTTTTCAGATAATTTGACAGAAATTGAAGTATCGCAAGTCGATAGTTCAACGGGTGACCCTACATTTTTTGCCATGAAAAGTAGAGGAACTGTCATTTCTGGACAGGAATATATCCAACAAACGCCAGTTACGTCCACGGAAAGCTTTTTAAAGATAAGAATTAGAAACCAAAATGTATCAGAAATCATCTCTGTTGTGGACTCTCTTGGTAATGAATATTACCACGTTGACTTCTTAAGTCAAAATATTGTATTTGATGCGATTCGGAACACTCAAGTAAATGCGTCTACAGTTCCGTATAAACTTATACCTAAACATGTGCCAAGAAGATTTGCGATAGAAAAGGACGACAGCGGATTGTTCCTTGTGTTTGGAAACGGGTCTGTGGACAAACTGGTCGATCCTTATAAGGTACTTCTTGATTTTAAAAGCAGAAACTATGTTTCGGATAAGTCCTTCGATCCGTCTAATATCATGGAATCCGATAAACTTGGGATCAAGCCCGTCAATACGACCCTGACCATCAAGTATCGGGCGAATGACAATGCGAACGTCAACGTGCCCATAGAGGGGCTAAACAAGGTCCTCCTTGGCAAGTTTAGGTTCCCAACGAACGGGCTGCTGGCTGCCACCGAAACGGCCGTCAGAACGTCACTGCTGGTCGACAATGAGCATCAGATTCTCGGCAGCATATCCGATGTTTCTGTAGATGAATTGAAAACTCGCGGGCGCGATAACTTTGCAACTCAAAACAGAGCAGTTACTAAGGAAGACTATATTGCACTTTGCTACAGAATGGATTCAAAATTCGGTTCTATTAAGCGCGCAAATCTAGTTCAAGATAGGAAATCGTTTAAAAGAAACTTGAACATGTATGTTATGTCAGAAGACGCCCTCGGAAATTTAACCCAAGCCAACTCAGAATTGAAGAATAACTTGAAGATGTGGATTTCCCATTATAAAATGATTAACGATAGTGTTGATATATTAGATGCCAACATTGTTAATTTCGGGATTGATTTCGAAGTGATAGGAATGCCAAATCACAAAAAGTACAAAATACTCTCTGATTGTATCGATGCTCTCAGGGATCTATTCAAGAGAAAATTTGATATAGGAGAGCCAATCGTAATCTCCAGTATATACAAAAAACTCAACTTAGTCGAGTCTGTTTCGGACACGACCAAAGTTATTATAAGAATAAAGAACACTTCGGGATATAATTTCTCCGCATTTGACAGAGAGGAATATTTATCAGCAGATGGGCGAGTTCTAACCATTCCAGAAAATGCAATATTTGAGTTATTGTATCCCAACAAAGATCTCAGAGGAACTATAACATAATGGCCATTAAGAGATTTTTAGCAGATAAAGATACCACGATTACAAACTCCTACAAGAGTTGGCTCACTGAAGGCGGGTCTTTGAGCAATATGGGACGTGCAGATAGTTTGCAAACGCATGTTATCTATGGACCTGGAAGTAACGAATTGGCGAGAATCTTGCTGAACTTTCCAATTTCGGAGATTTCATCTTCCATCGCAGATGGGGTGATTACCAGCGGCAGCGGAAATCAAGAATACTGGTTACGACTCTTTAATGTAGAGCACCCTGAAACACTTCCGAAGGACTACACGATGGTTGTCCATCCGATAACTCAATCGTGGACAGAAGGGGATGGACTAGACCTCGACAATTATAGCGACATAGGTGCCGCGAACTGGATGTCTTCATCCACAGGAATAGCGTGGGCCAGTGAAGGTGGCGCATTCGATAGCGAAACCGTATTCAGCCAGGACTTCTCAAGCGGACTTGAAAATCTAGAAGTCAACATATCAACTTTGGTTGATAGTTGGCTAGATGGATCTCTTACGAATAACGGACTTGTTGTAGCATTTAGCTCCAGCTTTGAAACCGGGTCCACCTCTTATTACAAAAAGATGTTCTCGGCTAGAGGCTCGGAATATTTCTTTAACAGGCCAGTAATTGAAGCAAGGTGGGGCGACTCGATACAAGACGATAGGTCTAACTCGTATGTCAGTTCTTCTCTGGCTTCTTCCACAGACAACACAAATACTCTATATCTTTATAACCGAATTCGCGGAACTTATAAAGATATACCGTCAATCGGATATGGAGATAGTATATATGTAAGTTTGTACAGTAGTTCTATAGGAGATGCCGCAGGAGGTGCCCCACTAGCTTACGCCACTGGCGGCCTATCGTCCGATAGTGGGATATACACAGCCTCCATGGTTGTCTATGGGACTGGTACGGTAAACGGGGCGGCCACAACAAGAGGAACTGGCACTATTTACGATGTTTGGCACAATAATGCTGGAGTTGCGTTTTATACCGGAACAATAGAAATGAAACGGTTTGAGTCGGACTATTACTCCCACAACAGTCGTCTAGTTACAAGCTGTACAAACCTACAACCAATTTTCTATCCAAATGATAATATCAGATTAAGATTTTTTATTCGCGAAAAGAATTGGAACCCGAATAATTATACCATAGTAAGATCCACACCTCCGGTTCAAGTTGTAGAAAACGGATTCTACAGAGTGACAAGGGTTATTGATAACACAGAAGTCATCAGATATGGAACCGGAAGTTTAGAATATACTAAATTATCATATGATGCAGAAGGGAACTTTTTTGACTTAGAAGGCAACTTGTTTGAACCTGGGTATCTTTACAAAATCAACCTTATGTATAAGATTGACGAAAAATACCTTGAGCAGCCTGAAGAGTTTATGTTTAGGGTAGAAGCAGAATGAGCATAAAAGATTTATTTAGCAATAAGTCTAATATCATTTCGAATAAAAGCCTGTCAGATTTTGAAGACGAAATCAAACAGGAGGATCTAGTTGCGCTCGGAGTCAAACTAGAGAACAAGATTGTTCCAGAGGTCGACTACTACAACCCGGAAAACTTTGCAAAGTATGGATGTGCGGAAGATTACTACTCAAATTCTATTAAGGATGTTTATTTAAACTACCCCTACGATGGATCAAAAAGGGATAAGTTGGAATGGAGATTCTCAGCATCATACCTAGATGAGTGGGTATTCGATACGATCTACCCAAAAGAAAGAGGATATGTATATTTTTCCGTTAACGAAGATAGCAGCGTCGAAACCTCTGGCCCATATAAGAGATATGCCAATTCCACATATATCACAGTAAGCGGAGGGGCAAACATAGGAAATGTTTTCAATTCATCGTCCTTTCAAGAGGATAATCTTCACATAGATTTCACCAGAGGGGCAACCGTCGAATTTTGGATGAACAGGGATCAGTGGGGAGAAGGCGGTGGAGTCAAAGAAGTCATCTGCTCGTTCATTGGAGACGAAGCCGTTTCCGACAGCAACGCATTCAGGATGGAATGCTATCAAGATTCTGCCGACGGGAACATAATTTATTTTGATCATCAAGTTACCGGAACATATGCGGTACTATCTGCCACGCTTCCACAAGACTTTAATGCATCCGGGTGGAACCACTTCGCTTGGAGTTGGGGATATAACCACACAGATGAGTTGTTTGAGTATGATCTATATCACAACGGATCAAAAATAGACACTTGGAGAGATTATGGAGCGTCTGGCACATTTGCGATTTCGTCTACGGATATAACTGGCACAATAGGATGTACCACATATAATACTGGCACACTTTGGTCCAACCTTGGCTTCGGACACCTTCATGCTACAAAAGTAGACGAGTTCAGAGTGTGGAAGAAAAAGAGAACTTCAAAGGAAATATCAGAAAACTGGTTCTCACACGTCAATGGCGGAACAAACACAGAAACTACAAACGTAGATCTTGGAGTTTATTACAAATTCAACGAAGGCATAACCGGAACAAGTTCCGTGGATCAAACCGTCCTAGATTACTCCGGTAGAGGCACCAATGGTAACTTCGTTGGGTATGCATCTGGCGGCCGGAACACTGGCTCGGCATTCATAGACTTTGGGCTTCTAGAGACTGCCGATCCTATTATGTATCCCGCACATGCCAGAGTAAGTGCTGTTCTCTCTGAATATTCCGATAAGGGTAGAGAGTGGGACTATGAGAACGGGAATGCAATAATAGACATGATTCCCGCTGCCATAGTAGAAGACGACGAAGCCGATGATGGTCATCTAAAAAGATTGACACAAATTATAGCAAGTTACTTCGACACCGCCGCCACTCAAATAGAGTACCTTCCCAAGCTTTTCAGCGCCGATTACCTTGTATCTGGCAGTGTTAACCCAAATCTCTTGCTATCTATGTTGAATTCACGCGGACTTCCAATGCATGAGATTTTTGGAAGCTCGGGCATGAGAGAAGAAATTCTCGATAAAAACTTCGAAAGATCCTTTGAGAAGCCAATTTCGGAAGTAAAAAATCACATTTATCGAAGTATTTATAACAACTTAAGTTACTTGTATAAGTCTAAAGGTACTCAAAATTCATTTAGAAATCTGTTCCGCTGCTTTGGAATAGACGATGAACATTTGAAATTGAACATTTATGCCGATGGAGAGGAATATGATCTGTCACCAGACAAGAGATATTCCACTTCAAAAAGAAAGAATTACCTTGATTTGGCGGGTCGCAGCGATCCTCAGAACATGAACTCGGTAGTTTATCAAAACTGGGATGGGGTCAATAGCGCTTCTTACGGATACATATTGGACACCGAGACGACCGAGTTTGGATCCGGCTCTGCCATACTTGCTGAAACCACCGTAGTTTTTCCAAAGCAATTCCCCGAATATGATTCACAGCACGTCTGGTATCCAGAGCCGACCCTGACTGGTTCCGTTTTTGGGTTCTATACTCCTGTCGACTCCGTACACACTGTTGATACAAGCCTGGAAGGCAACGGCTATCTTAACGCACAACTTTTCTTTGTGAGAAAAACTCGCCACTCTACCGATACGAAATTCTCCCTGAGAGTGACGGGCACTATAATCGCAGAGTCAATATATTATCCGGTATTTGAAAATACAAAGTGGACATTCGGATTGAAGGTTGGTGTGAGTGGATCTATATCAGGGGATGAACTTGCCGATACCCCAACCAATACCATTATATCACTGTATGGAGTTCAAGAAGAATCGAATGTAATAGTGAACGAATTCGAATTGTCGACCCATGCACTTGAGACTTCTACTCCAATGAGTCTTTATTTAGCCAAAAAGTTTTATCTTGGAGCATTGAGAGATAATTACACTGGATCCTTAGTCTATCCAACAGAATGCATGTACTCCTATTTCAGAGTATACGCACATTCTCTTGAATATGATACGATTAAGGATCACGCAAGAGACCCTTTAAATTATGGTTCTGACTATTCATACAGAAACATCTATAACCTAAAATCAATGGGAAAACAAGAATGGAACTATTCTGTTAACTCATTGGCGTTGAATTGGGATTTCGAAAATACGCCAACGACAGCATCGAATTCAACATTTACGGTTAACGATTTTACTTCTGGAAGTGCAACTGGGACAATCCTTTCGGAATCATGGGTTACAGAGGCAACGACTAAAAACTATATTGGAACCGGATATGGTTTCAATACAAATGGACCAGTGATCGAGAAAGGATACGCATCCATTTCTCAAAATAGAATCCCTGAAAATATTAACGGAATTGATACCGTTAGCCTCGTAGATGATTACAACTTTGGAAGAAACCAAAGACCAATAAATTACTACTACGCGATTGAAAATTCTCCATATGCGGTAATCTCAGAAGAGATGCTGCACATGTTCTCTAGCATTGATGAGTTTAATAACTTGATCGGGGAACCGGTCCATCAATTTAGGTACAGCTATAAACCCCTTGAAAAACTCAGAGAGATCTTTTTTAGCAAGGTTCAAAACCCAACAATAGAGATTGACAGGTTCTTCGAATACTACAAGTGGCTGGATTCTGCTATAAACAATGTTGTAGCAAATTTCTTCCCCGCCTCTGCAAACAGTTCTGATAAAGTCGCGAATGTTATTGAGAGTCATGTTCTAGAAAGAAATAAATATAAATGGCCACACATTCTAGTTAATGGTAGACCAGCAATCTACGAAGGCTCTCCCGATACATCCAAGGATTGTTATGAGGTACTCGGGAAAAGAGCTTGCCCCGGTGCTGTCACAGATGACCACAGAGATCAAAACGGACTTCCTCAAAGAAGAAGCCGAATCTACAACGGAAGTGGCGAGTATTCGATTGTTCATAAAAATATTGCAAATGACGATTACAATCCCGTGTATAAGAATTTAGCAGCAAGATGGAAACTAAATGAATGAGTTCTAAAGAAACATTTGAGTTAGCTACAAAAAACATAAAGATAACCACAGGTAGTCTGGATTCGCCCGCGTCGGGTGGTGTAGGGAATTTTCTACACCATTACGAATACATATCTCTCCCAGGACGCAAGGAAAATAACCTTGCGTTTCGTGATCAAGGCGGGTTCACCGCCCCAACGGCATCGGCCCCGCTCAGTAATTACGTGCCAGGACCGGTGCCTACGAGGCCCAGAAACGAGTCCGTCATCGCCACAAGGTTCAGCGCCCCTGGTGGCACTAGGACGCTTGGAGTGGGGTCTAGAGACGTGGAATCGGACGAGTATTCAGTGTACAACGCTACGCCTTGGCGAAATAGAGACGTAATAGATCCGTTGAATGACGAATATACCTCTCACCAAGACCGTGGAGGAATACACGGAACCTATGGAGAACCATCTGCATCTTTACACAAAGTGCCAAGAAATATCAGATATACCATAATAGAGACGGAGGCTGGATTC